AGCCGCGAAAGGCGATGGCGCCGATGGCGTCGCCGCTCGCCAGCGCCGTCTCCGACCCCAGCGACCCATCGGCGCGGTAGAACAGGAACGACCCGTTGCTCCCGTAGCTGTTCCACTGAACCCTCGAGGGAGCGCCGTTTGCGCCGATGAAATGGGCCAGCGCGCCCGCGGCCGGCGTCGGCAACGTCGTCGTTTGCGGCGTGATGGTCAGTGGGGCCGTCGGCGTGTTATTGCCGATCATCACGTCGCCGGCGACGGTCGCACTCGAAAGCGTGCCGAGGCTCGTCAGCGACGAGGCGGTGACGTTGCTCGGAAGCGTACTCCCGAGCATGTCGCCAACATCAATAGCGACAACCGACCAACGACTAACGCCGTCGCTTTCAAGGAAAATGTAGCCGTGCGCGACGCTGATAACCGCCGCCGTGCCGCTATTGATTGTGTCGCCCCCGGAGCGCGAAACCGTAATGGTGTTCGTCGCTGAAACCGCGCCGGACTCATCGATCACGCCAAGAACCGCGCCCGTCGGGAAGGCCGAAGCGGCGAGCAACGAAACAACGCGCGGAGCGGTTATGGCCGTGTACGCAATGAACCTATCGGTTGCGAGCGCGGTCGTTGCGGCGTCGGAAATCGCGCGGCGTCCGCCAGAAATCGCCGTAACTTCGGCGAGCTTTGCAAGCGAAAAGCCGCCGGCCGTTACGCCATCCTGCAAAACGAGGCGATTGTTGGTCGTGTCAACCACAACCTCGCCCGCCGCGCCGGTAAACGCCGCAATTTGCGTGGCGGTTCCTCGCCGTAGCTGTAGGGCTTCACTCATTTACGGGACCGTTCCTAAGTTGATAGAGCCGATGACGCCGGCAGCCGCCGCCCCGAAGTCCGCCGAAAGAACAACCGGCGCGCAAACCGCACCCAGGTCGAGACTTCCGACTGTCAATTGTTCAACGATGTTTTGCGCGGAAAGCGGCGTCTGAATCTGCGTCCAAATGATTGTGGCGGCAGGCTTGACGCTATCGACTGCGGCATAAATGTCCGCGTCAGCAACCGCACCGATAATCAGCGAAGGGTCGGCCCATTCGATTGCACCGACGCCGTAGCCGCCGTTGCCGCCGCCGTAGCCGTTGACGTTGGGAATTCCTGAGCCGAGTGGTCGATAGGCCGTTACGAATGCCTGGAATGGATACAGCAACGAACCGTAGCCGCCAGCGCAGCCATAGCCGCCGCCAGCCATCCCGTAGCCGCCCGCGTCGCCGGGCCGCGCCGGTTCGAAGATCGCCGGGGCATTGCCCGTCAGGTCGACGAGCGCCCGCGTTAGCGCAGCCCGCGTTGCGCGCGGGCGAAAGACCTCAGAGCCAATTCGCGCATTGAAAGTCGCGTCGGGTTCGTTGCGCTTACGCTGAAAGCGTGGGCCGAAGAAATCCCACGCGAGCATATCAACGAAGCCGCCTGAAACCGTCGCGCGTCGGGTTTGCAGTCGTGCATACGAGAGCAATGAATAGGCGAACGCCAGGGCGCTCGCGGGACCGGCTAGAAGCCCGTCAAGTATCGGCGTGACGGTTGGAAACCAACGCGGCAAGAGCGCACGAATGCGCCCGGAAATGTCATTTTGGTCGCCGGTCGCCATTAGCTCACGCTCATTGTTCCGGTTTTCGTAACCTGTTGCGGAGTCGGGATAAGATCGGCTAGGCCGCCGTTGAGCGTGAAGCCGCTAATGTCGGTCACGCCGGGAACGTCCATGGCGACTTGCGCTAGGCGAAACGGCGAAAGCGTCACGCCGAGCGGGTTTGTGTTGATGTACGCCGTAAGAGCGTTCCCAACCAACCCGACAACAGCAGTGCGGTTGTAGCCGGTCGCGACGCCCAAAATCATCGAGACATTGGCGTGTAAGATGGCCGGAGAATAGACCGTGAACGTGCTTGTCAGTGGCCGCAACGCATCAATCGCGGCGTAGGCGCTCGCGGTCAACGTCGTCGGCGGCGTGCCGGTTCCGTCGTCAACTACGACAAAGAAGAATCCGGGTTGATAGACGCCGGCAAGCGTGTAGTTTTCCGTTAGCGTGTAGGCCGCGCCGACTTGCAGCGACGCGACTGCATAAGCAACCGCGCCATTCGTTGCGCCGCGAAGCGCGGCGATGTAGAGCCAAAAGCGAGCGCGAAACGCCGGGTCCAACTCTTGCCCGGAGCCGCCGGAAAAAGCGCCCGCGTTGTTGATGTAATCGACGCCGGCAATAGGAGTCGTCAACACGGTGAGCGTGTTCGCGAGCACGTTCGACGCCGTAGAGGCGACGGTTGCCTGTACGAGGCAGGCAATCGAAGTCACCCCCGGCGCGAGAACGTAGCCGTTCAGCGCCGAGCTATAATTCGCGTTCGTCATATCGAGAATGACGACGAACGTTTGAGTCCCGTCCGCGCTTTGCAGCGTCGCACCGACAGGGACAACCGCCTGCAACAGCGGCGTAAAGCGCGAGAATGTCACGTAACCAGAAGCGCCGCGCGCCGTTAGACGATAGAAATTCCAATCAGCGAACCAAGTATCCAGGTCGCTACCATTGGACGTGGCGGCACGCGTTATCGCCATGACTTGAAGAATGAGCGCCTGCAACCAAAGGGTGACGCCTGCAACCGCCTCGATGATGGCGCGGAGAATTGAGCCGACTGTGAAATCGACGAGCGCCGCCGCCTTTGTTTGAATCGCAATCGCCTGATTTTGAACGATTGTTGACCAAGTCTGGGTGTTTAGAATCATTGGCTCACGTCAAATGCGAGATATTGAGCGAGACCCGTAACGCCGTCGCAATACTGGATTGCCACTGTCACGCCGTTTTGAAAGGGCGTTACCGTGATGACGGGAGCGGGCGACGCGGCGACGGCGGACTCGTTGAGAATCTGCGAACGCACAATCGACGCCAAAAGCGACCTATCGATTGTGCTACCGACGCGCGCGGGAAGTCCCGCGCCGTAAGCCAAATGCCAAAGGTAGTCGCCGCAAACGAGAGTCCCATTCGCGGCGTTCGTAAACAGGCGGCGCAAGATGCGCTGCACGCCGAGCGCCGAACCGTCAATCAACCCCAGGTCGCCGGTTGCCGACGTTCCTAAATCGGAATACCACGGCGCGTTAATGTCCGGCATTATGTCACCCAAACCTTCGCGGCCAAGTTAGAAGTGTCGGCATTGCCGGCCGTGTCGAGCGTGCCTTGCTGCGCAGCCGGAACGCCGCCGGTAGAGCCAAGATGCACGTTCCCAACCAAATTAATTGTCGCGCCGGTTATTGTGACCGTCTTGCCGGTTGCCATGTTGATGTCGCCGGACGCGGTGATTGTCACGTTTCCGCTCGCGTCAATGTGAATTGTCGCGGCTTTCGTTTTCAAATGCGCTTCGCCGCTTTGGACAACCGGCGGCTTGTCAACGTCGTTGTGAATGAAGCCGGTGACGTGGCCGCTTTCAGGGTCGCCCTCTAGGTAGCTGACAACCGCCTGATCGCCGGGCGTTGGGCCGATAACCCACGACGAATTAGCGCCGCCCGATTGCGTTCGAAGGGGAATCCAGCCGCTAATTCGCGGTTGGCCGTTGTCGTCAAGCTCTGTCCCGAAACTGACTTTTACGGCGTGGTTTGTCGCGTCGTAGGAGTCGACGGTTCCGACGTGCTCCTTTGCGACGGCGACGCTATTGCGCGACGCTTCGCGGCGCATAAGGCTCGCCAACATGCCCGGTCCTTTTCGTTGATTACGTGTACGACGTGCTCGCGCCAGAGCCCGCCGAAGCCGCGCCCGCGCCCGTCGTCGAAGCTGGCGATGTTTTCGGGCCGCCGCCTCCGCCGGATTTCTTGTTTTTGCAGGTGATTTTCGTCACGTAACCCTCGCTCGAACTTCCGACGTGCTCAACGTCGGAAACAGCGTATTGTTGATCGAACGCCGTCCCGGTTCCCGAAAGCGCAACCATAAAGCGCGCGTTCAACGTTTCGTCGCCGGGAATTTCGAGCCCGTCGAGCGAAAGCTCGTGCGCAACAACGTCCGCGTGTTTCTTCGTCGCAATGCGCTGCACTTGGTCTTGCGTGAGTCCGGGGCGCGTGACGTGATTGTAAACCAACGGCTCGCCGCTTCCCGCTTGGGAAATCGTATGCGTGAGGACGGTTTTCTTTTTGTGATTGTGGGAATGCACGTTCGTCTTGATGGGACGCCCGAGAATGTGATTGCGAGACGTCTTCAATATCACAGCGTTCGCGGTTGCTGGACCGGGTGTCGGTGGTGTGTACGTAATTTGGTAAACCGGCAACGACTCGGGAACGTTCTTAAAGTAGAGCGTCCCAACCGTCATGTACGCGGTCATTCCAAACAACTCGGCAAGCTCATTGACGGCGGACCACTCGGAACCGCGATGCGTAATCTTCGCGAGGTCGGCCGTGAATTGCGTTCCGGCTTTTCCGCCGGGCGAGTCAACGTCGGCGCTTATGCCGTGCGCGCTCGCCATTGCTTGAACAATCTCGTCGGGCTGTTTGTTCAGGAACTTTTGCGAGGTCGTTTTATCGACGAGCGCCGACGCCTTGTCGCGCCCCGTTACCGTAACGACCCGGTTCGTCCAATCGTAATCGGAGTGGTCAACTACGCCGTCGAAAATCTTCGTCCCGTTGACGATGATTTGAGCGTCAATGTTTGTCGCCGCGACGAAGAAGCCGACGCCGCCAGGGACCGCGTCGAATGCGGTTTCCGCGCGGAACGTGTCGCCGCTCTTGGTCTTCGATTGCTTCACGCTGAAAGAGATAATCGGGATCTGGGAGCCGCTGGCAATGAGCGACGCCGTAAACGGCTTAAAGGTTCCCATTAGAGCCCCAAGATCCCGCCGTTGCCGGCCGAGGCATTCACGGCCGGGAGTTGCAGCGTCGCGGTCCCGGCAATCGTCGGGTCGACCAACCCATTCAACTTAGCGATGCGATTCCATTGCGTCGCATCGCCGAGATATTGCGACGCGACGGCGAACAACGTGGTCCCGGAAACGGTGACAACTTGAAGCCGAACGGGAGATTGAAGCGACGCCATTAGACTCCCCCGGTTTGCATGTTCGTCCCGATGCGCGTCACAAGCGCCAGCGCGCCCTGTAGAGCGCCCTGGTTTGTCATGGCCGCAATCGTAGCCTGTAGAGCCGAAGCGCTCGCCAGCGCGGTCCCCGCGCCCGCCAGGACGCCACCGACGCCCGAAACAGAAGCGAGCGACACAATCGCGTCGTCGGCGGAAATCGCCGCCGTTATCGCGCTTTCAGCACCGCCAACCGCCGCGAGTATCGGCCCGGTTACGCTGTCAATCGCGTCGTCTAAGGAGGACGCCCCGTTAATGAGCGTGGCGAGGCCGCCGACAGCCGGAAGCGCGGCCGCGAGCGGCGTCGATAGCAGGGCCGAAAGATCGCCGCCCACGAGCCCCGTAAGGCCGCCAGCGCCGCCGCTTCCCGAGGAACCGTCAGGCGACACGACTTCGCATGTTACCGTGTAGGGAATTTCGTAGAACTTTTCGGTCTCGACCTTGAACGCCGTGACAATAACGGTGTAGGCGAGGCCGAACCAAGATAGCGGAACCGGCAACCCGGCGGTTCGCATCGCATCGACCGCGCTCGCCATTCCAAGCGCCGACGGCCCGCGAAACTTGGCCGACCACGTAATCGGATCGGGGTCCGGCCCAAGCGGATTGACGATGCGTTGACCGCCAATGAGCTTGTGAATCTTGATGGCTTGCTTGCCGCCGAAGTTGATCTTGTCGGGGATGGCGAAGCCGTCAAAGACGACTCCGCCGAGAATGACTAGCGTATCGGCCATTATTTCCCCATGTCCGGCGGCGACCAATGCGCGCCGCTGTCAATCGTGTTCGTCCCGTTGACGGAGCGCATTTGACTCGTCATTTTCGAGACAACCTTTGCAGCAATCGCAGCGCCGTCTAGCGTAACGGAAACATCGGTTTTGCTGTCGACCTTGACTTGCGGCGGCGGGATGGCCGCGCCGAGCGCCTTGGCGTTGGCCGCATCGGCAGATCCGCCGCCGCCGCCAAACAAGCGACCCCACGTTTCCTTTTCTCGCCACCACGGATCGCCAGGATGGTCCGCCGCCTGCTTTGCGATAAGCGCGTCGCTTGCGGCCTTTTCTTCGGGACTTGTCAGAGTGCCGATTGCTGTAATTGCAAGCGGCGCGGAGGCCGTTTTACCTAGCGCGCCGAGAACGTCGCCGACGCCGGGGCCGCCGAAGAATTTGCTAATCCATCCAACAGCGCCAGCGAGCGCGCCGCCGAGCGCCGTTCCGAGGATTGTCTTGTCGGCGTTAGGACTAATGGACGCCGCGTCAGTCAAGCCGTGGATTGCGCTTGTCAGTGTTTGCAAGCCGCTAATCGCAACGTCCGTGCTGGGGCCGCCCAACACTTCGCCCAAGCCTTTGATTGCCGCGCTTAGGTTGTTGGCGTTCGCGGCCAAATCGTAGGCGACCATCCCCTGATAAGCGCCCTTGGGATCGACTGAATTGCGAATCAACTTATCGCGTTCAACCTGTGCCGAGTTGGCAAGAAACAGCAAGCCGAGCCGTTGCGCCGTTGACGTGCTGAAATCCTTGTAGGATTCTTGCATTACGTCGGCGACCGTAGCGTTCGGCCCGAGCTTCCGCATTACGGCCGGTCCCCAAACGTCGCGAACCCATGCGGCGATCCCTTTTTCGGGGTCTTTTATCTCATCTTCGCCAAGCATCTTTTGGCCGGGATTCATCGCGATGCCAGCGCCGGCCTTGTGCCATCCGCCCTTCGGTAGAATGCCGAGCGACTCCAATTCCTCCGCTTTTTGCGGGCTCATTACGTCGCCGAGAAATTGCCGACCAAGCGCCGCAAGCGCCGTTCCCGAGCGGTTGCCGCCCATGTCGAGAACTGAGGTTATGATGTTGTCGAACATCGTCCCCAAGTCGGTCGTAATGCGCCCCATGCCGCCGGCCTGCTTGGCGAACCCAAGCAGCGCGTTCGCGTCAATTACGCCGCCGCCCGCGATGATGGTTTTGACGGCTTCGTTAACCGCCTTGTCCATGCGTTCCGGGGAAAGCTCATGCGTTTCGGGATCGATGCCGCCGCCCAAGTTTTCGAGCGCCTTGGCGAGAATCGGAAGCTGAGTTTCGGCCTTCTTTTGGCCGTGCGTTAATTCTTCAAGCAGCTTCGCCGCTTGCATCAATGACGGAAGTTCTTTGATTGCGGCCGAGAGGTTCGGCATGAACGGATAGATCTCGCGCAACCCGGCTAGGTTCGACGCAGGAGTTGAGCCGATGATCCCGCTATTCGCGTCGGTTGAATAAGCAATTGCGGCCTTGACCGCGCCGTCTACGTCGCCCGACTGTTCGCGGTTGCCTAGAAGGTCGTGCAAAAGCTTCTTTTGCGTTTCCAGTTCGCCGCCAGCGGTAACGATGTTCTTGATTGTGTCAAGAACCGCATAGACGCCTAGCGCTTCCCAGATATTCCCGCCTTCCGTCCTTATGCGCCCGGCCGGTGTGTTGAAGCTCGGCGATTCTGCGCCGAAGTGCGGGCCGTTGCGAATGCTCCCGCCGCCGCCACCCCCGCCGCCACCGCCGGGAAGAAATCGCCCGGTTCCGGGAATGCGCCCCAAGCTCGCCATTTCGGCCTTAAGCTTGCTAATTTGCGCAATCGAGGCGTCGACCGAAGCGTCCATTTTGCCGAATGCGGCGTTGGCTCGCGCAACCGAAGCGTCGGCCGTCGTTCCTATCGTCGTGAGTTCGCGGCTTATCGCGGCGGTATCGGCCGCGAGCTTGTCCAAGCCGAGCGTTTTCCCGAAGCCGGCGAGACTCTTCTTTGTGTTCAAGACCAGTGCGTCAAGCTCTTTGAACTGTCGCGCGAGCCGTTGTAAGATAACGGAAGCCTCGTCAACTACAGTAAAGACCGCGCCAACTTCGCCGGCTTCAATCATTGACTTAGACGCCCGTCGTTAGAATGGCGACCGCAAAGTCACCGAAAATTTTCCGCATGTCGGGAATGACATAGATAACGGAGCGATAGAGAAACGAGCGCGCCGGGATCGTTTCGGTTCCCATTTCTTGATAGAGCGCAACCTTGTCGTCGGAATAGACCAGCCCTTGCGCGCCCCCTCCAAAGCGGGCGGTTGCGTGCGCGATGCTCGCCGCAAGCTCGCCGGTACGCAAAAGCGGATCGTCGCGCGAATAGCCTTTGCGCTCGCGGTCGTCCATGGTTGACTCGGCAAGGGGAGTCCAACCAAAGCGGTATGTCCCGATGACTTCGCGCGCCTGCGCTTCGGCCATGTACATTACGCGCTCGGTCGGAATGGAAAGCCCCGCTTTCGCGCGATACGCCGCAAGCTCCAACTTCTCGGCGAACGCCGCGCAACTCATCATTTACGGCAATCCAGAATTGTGATAGACGAAAAACATGCGCTTATTTGTCTTCGGCCCCAGAATGTTCGGCGGCTTTTTCCGGCCCGGCGTCAGCTTCCGCCCTCCGCGACGACGGGAGGGGCGCGAGCAAGATACGTTCGTTTACGTGATTGCCGGCGACCACGGGCTTACGAAGATCGGCATAAGCGCAACGCCAACTGAACGCCTAGCGACGCTGCAAACCGGGTCGCCGTTTCATTTACGGATTGCGCATATAGTGGCGGCCGGCGAGCGCGCCTTTGACGTTGAACAGCGCGCACATTCGATTCTCGACAATAGCCGGCAATCCGGCGAATGGTTCGCGGTATCCCCCGAAACCGCCACAGCCGCCGTCTACAGCGCCGCCGCTCGCTTGGGCGTCCGATTGCCAGTCTTGGAAAAGACAGCCGCCAGCGAGCCCCGTGGGGGCGGCGCGCAAGCGTGGCTTGTGGGCGTAATCATCTTGGTCTTTTGGTATGTTTCGGAATTCTATCGAGGGTAGGCTAATCAGCCGTTCGCCATTCCAGATTATCCCAATTCCAAGAGCCGCCCTTTAGTTCCCCGAACGTGATTACATAGGCGAGGCGCGTCGCGTCGTCTAACGCCTCGGCCACGTCAAACGGGACTCCGTGCATTATCAGAAACGCATTGTTTCTGAATTCGGAGTCCCTGGTTAGTTTTTTGCGTCGGCAACCACGCTGCCGCCTGCAAGGCCGAACTGGCGAACGCCGCCAATGATGGCCGCAAGCCCCTCGTCGCCGATACGGTCCTGAATGGCTTCGGCTTGCTGTTCGTTCTGAGGAACGCCGACCGGCTCGCCGTCGATGCCGGCGACAAGAAACGCGAGAAGGTATTCGCCGAACAGTTCCGGCTTTTCCTGCGATTCAGCCGAGATTGCCTTGCGGCAATTCCGGCGCGTCACGTTAGTCGGCCGGCGAACCTCGATAGTGTGTCCGCCGCCGGAAACGAAAACAGTTTTGGCCGCTTCCGCGACGATGACGGCCGAAGCGCCGAGCGGCGGCGCTTCCGTTCGAATGTTGCCGACAACGGCCATTTCACTTCACCTTTTTGCGAATAGAAGCCGCCCAACTGAATTTCTGCGAAACCTTCGCGTCGCCCTTCCAAGCGCCGAGATCTTCCGGCTTCAAGGCGACGCCGAGCATGTCGTACTGAGAAACCGTCCCGTCAGGTTCGTTGACGTAGCGCGAGATCTTCATTCCGAGCACGTTTCCGCCCGCGTAATAGAGCGACTCCAGCGTCGAGACCAAGTCGTCGAAGGTTCGGTTCATGCGGTCGGCCGTGAAAGAACCTTTCCAGCCCTCGGGAATGTAGCCGTAGACGGGAAGGCCAGAAAGCGGACGGGACTTAATCTCCGTCATTTCGGCCTTTTCGTCGTAGTCGGTGACGTTCGCCGTTGCGATGACCGCCCGCGTGTTGTTATCAAACAAAACAATAGTGGCGTCGCGTCCGACGCTAAGTCCATTGACAGCCATATGACTCGCCGTTCGTAAATGATTGGAAGGGCGACCGAATGGCCGCCCCTAGTTGAGTGTTAGAACGGAGCGCCGCTCGACCGCGTAATCGTCACCGACTGGCCGCCTTCAACCGAAATCAGGAAGAATTCGACAACGGCGAGGTATTTCGCGCGGACGTAGGCTTGCATGTAGCCGAGCGCGATCATGTTGGCCGGGTTGTTCGAAAGGTCGAGCACCGTGTACCAATCATCGAGCATATTGGCCGAAACCAAGTTCTGCCCGTAGGCGTCAAGCGTCGCCTTCGCCTGCAATCGCGTCGTGTCGGTCGGGCTAGAGCCCTGCAACTTACCAACGAAGATTCCCATGCCGGCGTTGATTGTCGCCGCAATGTAGTTAGTCATTCGCGTGTAATTGTCGCCGTGAATGACGGCGTTACTCGACGTGTTGCGGCCGACGCGCGAGCCGAACACGTTTCCGGCCGGGATCGGGTTGGTTACAACGTCGATTCCGTTCGTCGAGAGCAATTGCAAATCAGCATCGGAATAGACGTTACCGAACTGATTTTTCTGCGTCGTAACGATGCCATAAAGCGGCTTGTTCAAACACGATTGCTCAGGCGACAAGTTCGCGAGTTTGCCGACAAGATAGCCCTGCGGCGAGACCCAACGCTGAACACCATTGATCGTGTCGTTCAGCAGAATCCAATCGCCGAGCGACAGGCGGAAAGCGTAAGAGTCAATGCCCGCCGCTGTCTTGACAGCCACCGCGTTTGCGGGGGAATCGCCGAGCGGCGTAACGGCGCACATGTAGATTCCTTCGGCGAGGCCGAAAGCAAGCTGAGTGCTGTAGGTCGTCCAGTCATCGCAGTCGCACAACGCCGCAACCGAGATGCCCTGCGAACGCATGGCGTACATGCCCTTGCGCGGGATGGTATCGACGCCGAGCAGCACGGTTCCGTTAATGGTCGTCGCGCCATCCGTTCCGCCGGCAAGCGCGCCATTCGAAACAGTCGGGGCCGTCGAAGATCCGCCAGCAACCGCCGAGAAGGAGGTCGACGGGCCGCGAAGCTGGCCGTTGCCCGCGATGACTGCGGCGGCGATGGCCGCCCAAAGAGCCGTACCAGTCAGGCCGTAACCCAGATTGTCGTAAATCTCGGGAACATTGCCCAAGTGAGTCAGAACAAGCTTCCAGGTGCCGACCTTGGTTCCCGCCGACAGCGCCCACGTATCGCCGTTCGCGCCCGAGCCGGTATAGAGCGACGAGAGCGTGAAGCCGGCGGTGTTTGCCGTGCCGCCCAATAGGGTCGCGGCCGAAACCGTACCAACCGACGACGCCAGCGTGTAGGCGTTGCCGCCGACGCCCTGAGCCTTGTAGGCGATGCTGAGAACAAGCGCGGTCGCGGAATAGGAGCAAAGCGAAGTGTTCGCGTCCGGCGACGTGTTCAACTGGAAAGCAAGCTGCGCGAGCGTCGCGGCGAGCGTCGAGCCAATCAAGACCTGAGTGTAGGTCGTCGGCGCGGCGGTGACGAACGTCCAAACAGTTCCGTTGAGAGTCAACGTTTGGTTGTTGACCATGTTCAGCGTGTACGTAACCGTACCCGACGCGGCAACGCCAGCCGTGCCGCCGCCGACAATGGCGGTCGCGAAGGCGTCGGTTCCGTCAGTGACGCGAACCATTTTGTAAGCCGCCGCCGCGCCCTGGAAATTCGCGCCCATAAGGTGCGTTCCCATGTCGTACTTGCGATTCTGCGGCAAGCCGAACACGCGCGAATAGTCGGGAATGGCGGAAACCCAAGTCGGGATGCCAACCGGACCCCACGTCGCGGTCCCGACAAAAGCGCCGATGTTGGTCGGTACGCCGTTGAGCAAATAGACGCTCGGCGGAACGATAATCGTGTATAGGCCGGGCGTTTGCAGCGCGGTCGTGTTCAACTGTCCGGCCTGATAAATCGTCACTATGAGCAACCTTGTTCGAAAGAAAGGAGACTAGACGGCGACCGGCCCGGTTGGCGTGCCGATCTGAATGGCTTCGATTGCGTACCCGGGGAGCGTTTGCGTCGTTGCGTATTCAACCAAGTAAAACAGATCGCGGCGATACAAGTTCGCGTTTTCGTTGGCGTCCGTCGAAACTGTGCGCTCGTATTTGATATTCGCGCCAAGGCCGTCAGGCATTGCGATGACGGTTACGGCGGCGAGTCCCGAGTCTATTGCTCGCGCCGTAGCGTCCCGAAGCGCTGGCGTGGGAGCCCAAACGATGACTTGTATTCCGCGCTCTTGGCGTCGAACCTCGCGACAGATAGAGCCGACGCCGCTAACACCCGCGATTATTCCGGGTTGGTTCATGCTCAACGCTTGCGGGGCAATCGCGGATAGGTTCAGAATTATGTCGCCGCCGATAGACCTAGCGCCAGGGATCGCCGCCGCAAAGGCCGCCGCAATGATTGACGGCGTGTCGAGTAAGCTCGCTGTATGCGTGTAAACGGCGTTGCCAATCTGGATTGTAACGACTTGAACGGCAGACGAAACCGCGCCGCCAATCGTAACAGTTGCACCGTTGAGTGACGTTGTGAGCGTTGTTGCGGGCGCGCTGACTTGCTGCCAGTCGGCTCGCATTCTCGTCGTCACGCGCTCGATGTTGGCTTGCGTGTAGACTGTGACGACGACGTTTCCCGCCGCTAGTGCAGCGGCGAGAGCAACCTGATTAGGCCATCCGCGCTCAATCGCGCACGGTGCGCCAATCGCCGATGGCGAAGCAGTTCCGCTAGGGTAGACCACGCCTCCGATAACCTGCACAATCGAAGCTTCGACATCCGAAATATCCGCCATTATGTTTGTGCCGATTCCGCCGAGAGTCGCCAACCAAGCGCGGTATTCTCAGCCGTTCGAACGGTGTAGCGTTGACCTAAGTCGTCGCTGATAATGTCGCCCGACGAGACAGAAACGCCAGCGAGCGCCGGGAACAATACCGCCCACATTCCCGAGCCAACGTCGCCGGGCAGAAGCTTGTTTGATACGCTTCGCGCGCCCTGCAAAACCGACGCCGGCCAACTCGTTAAGAACTTCGGTTCGTTGCTGGCGAGCGCCGTCCCGACTGTGCCGGCGTAGCCGGTCGAGGGGCCGGGCGTGAACCCGGCAGGGCCAGGCGTCGCAATCGAAATCGTCCGATTGCAGGAAACCGCCAGAATGGGAACAAGCGGATCTTTCGAGGCGATGAAGAACGGGCCGGGCTTGCCGGTGCTCGCGAGGTAGTCGCCGACCTGGATTTGCGAGCCGTCTAAGAGTGCGTGAAATGTCGGCTTTTCGTAGTCGCTCGGCCGATTGAAGCTGTAGTTTCCGCCCGAGTGAACCGTGAATGCGGCGGCAATCGTCGCAATGACATTGCCGATAGCGATTGCCGGGCTTGTGGCGACTGTGGGGCGGTATATCGTATATGGGAGCCCCACGCGTAGCGCCGCCTTCGCATAGCCGGCGTACACGCGCGCCTGTAGCGTTGCGCCGTCCATAGCGTCCCCTCAGTCGAGAGTTGCGATTGTGACGCGGCCAACGCCTACGCCAGTGAGTCCCACGGCTCGCGCCGCTCCTAGGGACAAATCAAGCTCACGGCCCGTCCAGGCGGCGGGTCCGCGATCATTGACGGTAACGTCGGCGCAAGACGTGAAGCAAACGCGCAAGCGCGTTCCGAGCGGCAAGGTGCGATGCGCCGCCGTGAGGCCGAGCGGTCGGAATATTTCTCCGCTCGCCGTGCGTTTAGCGAGGCGCTCGCCCGCGCCGTAGAAGGACGACAGAACGCCGGTTGATGCCGAAGCCGAGGGCGCGACATAAGCGCCGGTCCACGAAGCGCGTTCGCCGCCAATCGCCCAAGCAGCAACCGGCATAAACAGCGCGAGAAGAATTATAGGGAGCCTCAAATACAAATCCTCATCCCGCCGTTGCCGGCGTCAAAAGTCGGGCCGGTAGGAACGCCGAGGAACTGACAAAGCTTGACGCGCCAGGACGCATAAAGCGCCTCACGGTCGCGCTGCTCATATTTATTGTGAGTCCAAACCGCCGCCGCGTCGGTATCGAGATTTGCGCCGGTTCCGGGAATCGCGGCTTCAAGCGTGTTGAGCGTCGCAAGATAGGTTACGACAACCGCGACTTCCGGCGCGGACAAGTTTTGCAACTTGTATTCTAGCGCGCCGTAAGCCGTGAAGAACCGATAGGCGTCAAACGCCGTTCCCACGTTTCCGTAAGCCGGATAACCGCAGAAACGGCGAATGTCGACCAATTGAGCGAGGGTAAAAAGCATGACGAAACCACTCGCTTAGGAAGTGAGCCGAGGCGCAATTGCCCCGGAAGCGGGCGCGCCCGCAATTGAACGCGCCGTGGGTGTCCAGATCAGCCGGCGTGCTCGATGACGATGGCGCGCTTCAAATACTGCGAGCCAGCGGTCGGGATAATCGAGGAATTCGCCGTAGCGTCAGTCGGCGCGGCAAAGCCGCCCATCCAATACCACGACTGCGCAATGATTTGCTGCAAGCGGTCGAGCGGGCCGCGAACAACCTGAACAATGTCGTCGATGCGCTGGACCTCGGCGTTGTCGTTGCTGACGGAATGCGCAACGTCTTCCATTCCGGCGTAATCGCCCTCGATAAGAGCGCCCTGCGCAACCAGGATAGGGCGTCGAGTGCGGATCGTCGTGCCCGATGCAAGCTGAATAAACGCTTCGGTCGTCGGAATGAAATTGACGCCCATCAGATGAAAGACCGACATGTCCTTGATAGGAGCCGCGCCGTACTGGCCCTGGAAGATCTGCTTGAAATCCGCGTCGGCGAAAAGCTGACGCCACGAAACCGTGTCGAGATACAAGTTGAACGACTCGTCAACAATGCCGGTATTCGCGCGAAGGTTCGCGACCGCATCCTCGATGGTTCCGAGGCTCAGCAAGTCGGTCGCGGCAAGCGCGGAAGTCGCCGCCGTGCTGGCGTAAGTCGAGGACAGCGCGCCGATGTATTTGCCGTTCGGCCGAATGATCTGCGGCCCGTTGGCGTGAATGACGCAATTCAGAGCGGTCGCGTCCGCGACGGTGACGTTGGACGTAAAGGTCAGCGTTCCCGAAATGCCGCCGGTGATAAGCGCGGTGGAAACGTTGGTAGCGTCGGCGGAAACGCCGCTGAGTGAGTAGACATCGGAGCCGACCGTGACGCTGGCGACGTTGGTAGACGAAACGGCAACCATAGCGCCGTTGACCAGGACGGTTCCGAAGCCGCGAATATCGTCAACCGAAATCGTCGTGGCGGGAGCGCCCAAGGTCGTTCGAACGCGCGTGTTGCCGCCGAGGTACGCACCAAACAACGCGTTACGCGCGAGCCGGTCGAGCGTCTGGCGGGCCTGGATCGCGTTGGTCTTCGCGTTGCGGAGAAACTGATTCGCAATTCCGACCTGCGAAGTGACGACGTTCAAGTCAATCGTGTCGCCGTAGGAGTTCATGCCGAGCGTGTACTGTTCAACAGTAAACGGAGTCGGCGTCAGGCCGTTGTCGAGATTGGTATTGCCGGACGCGAGAAGTGGGGTCGTCGCCGGAGCCTTCAATCCGGCGCGCGTCTTCGTGACGGTCTCGCCGATGTTGATTGCAATCTGTTCGCGGTCGGCAATCGCCCGATAGCCTAGAGCCGACTGCAAGCCGTCTTTGAATTCCTTCTCCAGATAGCCCTGCTGAATGGCGGTCTGAAGAACGGCGGGAATGCTGTTGATCGTCATGAATTGAAAATCCTAAAGGCGTTGGAAAACCCACGGCGCTCAACGCCTAAAGGGCAGAAAATGCGCGATTATCGGCGAACGCGCGTAAGGTCGGCGCGTGCGGCCCTGTATTCGTCGGCCGTCATGTCTTTCGCGTTCTTCGGTTCGCCGGCCTTCTTAGCCGGTGGCTTTTCAGTTGAGCCGGTCCCGCCAGCGCCCCCGAAAAGATACGGCTTCGATTTCTTGGCTGCCTCAATCAAGGCGTCGCCGCCGACCAAGTTGCCGTCTTTGTCGAGCGAAACGCCCGACAGGTCGAGCAACTTAAGGCCGTCAACGTCAACCAAGCCGGCCTTGACAGCAATCGCTTTGAGTTCGGCGTGAATGAGTCTGTCATTCGCGGCCTTCTCGGAGGCGGTTAGCTTTTCATTGCCGGCGGCAATTTCGCCGGCCGCCCTGTCAAGCTTCGCTTGCGCTTCGGCGAGTTTGGTTTCGGCGTCCTTCTTGCCGACGCGGTAGCTAGCCGCTTCGGCGCGCATTTCTCGCAGGTCGTCGTAAGTGAAGGTCTTGTTTTTGAGCGCCGACTCCAGGACGGCAGGATCAACATTATCGGTCATTGTCACTCACGAGTTACGACGGCGGAGCGCCGGAAAGAATGGTTGTGGCGCGCGCCGAAGTGATGACGCTTTTCGAAGCAAGGTAGTTGACGCCGCCAACGACAATCGGATCGGTTAGGTTGACGTCTCCCGCGCCGCTTGCCATCAAGACGAACAGTTTGACTTGCACGTCGGTCGACGTAACAACCGCCGCCTGTTCCGTTGGCGAAAACAGCGCCATGAATTGCAGGAACGTCAGTTGCGTCGGATAGCTGACGACGGGAACGCCGGGCGTAAATACGCCGCCCGAGTAAGTGTCGCCGACGTTGGCCGTTGCCGAAGCTATGACAAGCGAGCCGTCGCCGTAGGAAAAGGTCGACGGGTCCGCCAAGATGGCGTTGGCAACAACGCCGTTGACGACGTGCGCGCATCGTTGAGCGGTCATTAGAAATACTCCACGATGACTACGATCCCAGCGCCGCCTTGGCCGCCCGCGCCGGAAGTTCCGCCCACTTGTGCGGCACCACCGCCACCGCCACCGGCACCGTTACCGCCAGCGCCTCCCGATCCCGCCGTAACGAGCGCGGAGCCGCCACCGCCGCCGCCAGACCCAAAGCTGGCGTTTGTCATGCCCATCGAAGCAACGCCCGCGCCGCCGGCTACGCCACTCGCGCCGCCCGCGCCGCCGAAGTTGAACCTGGGTTGTAACGACGGATTAGACGATCCGCCGGAAAATACCGCGTTCGCGGCGGATATGCCGCCGCCGCCGCCGCCGCCGCTAGGGCCAAATTGCGCTTGGCCCCCGGCCGTGCCGACGCCGCCGGGCGAGCCGCCGCCGCCTCCGCCGCCGTAGCAGGGGGTTGATACGGCACCACCGCCAACGCCATAACCACCCGACACGCCGCCGTAGCCGGCGGACGAACCGCCAGAGACGTTCGTCCCCGCATTGCCGCCGCCATTTGCCCCCGCCGCGCCACCGCCGCCGGACGCCAGAATTAGCTGACCGCCCGCGCCACCGCCGCCGCCGTAGGAAGGGAGCCACGCACCAAAACTTGAACTCCCGCCGTTGCCCCCGACGTTGCCGGCGACAGCAGATCCGCCAGTAACCGCCGCGCCGGGGGGGGCGGGGGCGGCGACAGTTACCGTCTGCGATGCGCCGACCTGAGCCGCACTAAAGGACCCAAATGCCATCGTAGCCGAGCCGCCGCCGCCGCCGCCGGAGCACGAGGCGCTTGCGGCTTGAAGTGCGCCGCTTCCGCCGCTTCCTCCCGTGCCAAGCACAAAGACATCAGCTTTGACCATTCCCGGAGTCGGGAAATAAGGTCCGCTCGCTGTGAATGTCAGGATGTTTGTTTGAGGGCGTGTTACATCCCAAACGCCTTGCAGCGTGCAAGCGAATTCGATGAATGACCCGGGCGTGATTGAAAACGGATTGTTGACGCCGAGCGAACCGATCTGATCGCCAGTCGCGGGGAAGATGTTCGCGGCGTTGGTGTCGCGATTCAAGACGCGATACGCGAGTCCCGGCGCGGCAAGCGGAAGCCGCAAGCTGTCGCCAGGGTTTGCGGCCTTGTTTATTCGAGTCGTCGTGCGCTCAATCAAAACAGCCGAAAGCTGCCCACCGCCAACGTTGGCTTGGACAACCGCAAATGAATTGTCCAAGTTATTCCTCGCTGAAAACGACGTTGAAATCGAAGCTGCCACCGGCCGGGAGGGCCGCGCCGCCGAGCCCGACGCAAAGGAAGTCGTTCACGCCGCGCAATACCGGCGCTTTGTCGTTGAACCAACCGTATTGCAGCAAGAGACGGTCAATCGAACCGTTCGCCGCCGGGGCCAAGTTCAGCCGGCCGCCATCTGCAACGCCTGCTGACGTTCCGAGCGCGGTCGGGTTGACGCTGTAAACCGACACAGTCGCCGTAACGGGGTCGTCGTTTCTGTCGCGATTGACAACCGTCTGCGCGACCGACGTTCCGCCCGTGTTGGCGGTTGCGCGCCGATTGATGATAACTTGAACGTTTGACGCCACCGTCGCGGTTCCCGTAATGATGATTGAGCGAACGCGAATCGTTTTTGAAGCGCTGCCCTGAATCATCAGAATATCAGTCGGAGTCGCGGCCGGCGTGACGTTCGGAATAAACACGCCGAACGAAGCGCGGCCGGGGTCGTTGTCAGCAATCGGCCAACGCGCGCCGCTCCCGTCATTCGGGTCGAGCAACATCAACCCGTTTGCGGAGATAATCCTTGCGGAGGCCATGCCGACTCCTTAGCTGGCGACGGTCGGGAACGTGTCCCAAATGCCGGCGACGGCGCAAATAAACTCGGCGCTCTTGGCGCTGGCGAGCGCGAAGGCCGCGTTGACTGAAAGCGCGTTGACCGAGTCGCCGAGGAACGGGAACACGTTGGCGCTGTTGGCGCTCGCCGCGTTCTTGACCTTGTAGCGCAAACCCGGCGCGGCCCTCGGAAGCGTCACGCTGTCGCCGGCCGTGGTCACAGTCGCAATGCGCGTGTAGGTGGTCGTAATCGTCGCAACGGCCGACTGGCCTCCGCCGACGACGGCGGTAACGTTGGCGTAACTGTCATCCATTGGAAAAACCTATTTCTGCGGCGCTGGCGTAGGAGCCGCCGCCTTAAGCGCTAGTTGAGCCGCTTGGTCCGCGGCCTGTTCGGACTTGATTGAGGCAAGCTCGCCGTTCACGTCTTCAATGTCGTAATCGTCGGCGATTGACTTGACGGCGGTTTCAGTGGAAATAAGCCCGGCGGCTTTCAAGACGGAGAGAGCGCCCGCGTCGGCCTGTCGGTCGTCGGCGGTTGGTGCAAACCATTTCGGCCAAATCAGCGACAACTTGGTTTTCGCCGGTATTGGTGCTATGGGCTCGCCGCCGCTATCAACCAAAGTCATCTTGGTCGAGATCAGCGCAATCATTCGCAGCAATCGCAAAAGGCCGTTTTCGCCGTAGGACGTGCGCAGCCGATCCGCGAGATTGATTAGGGGTTGATTCATCAACTCCATAGCGCGCCCGGAAGTCGCGGCCGAAAGCTTGTCGCTGTCCGCGCGAGATCCGCCGGTTGCTTCAAGCGCCAGCTTGCGCAAATCTTGCGTATGCTCAATTACGGCTTTCGCCGCATTGCCGCTGATTTCCAAAAGCTTCGCGTCGCCTTCCGGCGGAACAATGATTGCGTCACCCGCGATATGCGTTCGACTAATTGGAGATTGAGAGGCGTCTTTCAGCAAAAGCGTAGGCGACGACGAGTATTTGAGGCCGCGCCCGCTCTGGCTCAGTTGATAGTCGATCTCGATAACGTTCGAAATCGCCGCCTCAAACGTGCATTTGCCGTCAACATTGTCGCCCCCGGATAGGTTGACAATCCAGACCATCGGGACGAAGCCGAGCGCGTGGCGAACCGTTCGCCCTGGCGAGCTATCGACGATCCAAGCTGCCTTGTCGTCGAGAACTTTACGCGGCAAATACCACGTTTCGGCCGTATCGTCCCAAACGCGACGAAACCAGAAATCGACGCTAGAATCGTCTTTCGCGATAGTGTACCCACGCTCGCGTAAGTCGCTGCCCTTTACTTTGTATTGCTCGGTAACTGTTTTGAGAGTATCCGGCGCGTCGGCGTGAAATTCAGGCGTCAGATATGCGGTCGAAAGCGCGTCGAAGAACAGCCGGCTTTTGAGCACGCGCAACCAAAGGCAAACCGATCCAACCGACCCGCGCGTCGCGGCGTCAATCAAAAGGTCGTTTAGATGACAATCCTTTATGATTGCCTCGACCGTTTCAGCGCCGGCCGTGTCGTTGCCGGAATCGATTTGCGGAAACCGGCCTTCCGCGAACAGGAACGAAACCGAGTCATTGACGACGGTTCCGAGCAAGCCGCAACGGGCCGAGGGGGCGCGTTGCGCAATCGGGACGTATTCTCCAGCGTCGTTTCGTTCCTGATGAAATTCATATTTGAAACGGTCGTAAATCGTTCCCGCTAGAAGCTCATCGCGAACCGTTAGAGTCCACGCGCGCAAAGGCAAATCCTTGTCGCGTGGAACAAGGGCCGCGATGGTTTTGAACATTACTGAATAGCCGCGCCGCCGCCGGTAGCGGGGGGCGCGACAGGCGCGGCCATGACAAGCGCGACAGCCGGCGCAACAACGACAGCGCCCGGCGCGGTGATGCCGGCGGCGGCGGCAATGGCCGGAGCGGCGACGGCGGTATCGGTGAGGGCCGAAGCGAGGGCGTTGGTCAGGGCCGCAACCTTCGCCGTGAGGGCGTCGAGGGCGGCAGGATCGATGGCGTTGGCGTTGTGGGTGGCGAGCGCGGCGACCACGCCGTCAGCGGGGCCAGAAAGGCCGGCAACAGCGGCCGAGAGGGCGTCGAAATTGGAAGTCATTTGGCGTTCCTTGATGAGAATGTATTTGATGATGCCGTCTAGCTTGGCTTCGATGCGCTCTAGTTCGGCAAAAGCGCTCATCGTCCGACATGCCCGAGGTTGGTCCGAAAGATCGGATTGTGCGAATAGCGCCCGAACATGAAATAGCCCGAAGCGTCGGGGATATGGTCGAAGCCGCTCTTTTTGTCGGGCTCGCTTGTGCCTTCCTTGTATTCAAGGCGCTCGTAACACTCGATTGACTTGCGACAGCGGGGCGCGACGAAAGCGCGCCGCTTGCCGTCCGCCGCTTCGAAGCGCGCGTTTACAAGGTTGATCCGGTCGCGCACCAACGGATGAGATTGCAGCGCGAGGACACGAAACCCAGCATCAACCAAAAGGCTAATATCAGTTTTTCCCTGGGCCGACGTTCGGCGTTGAACGCCCGCCGGATCGGGGTAAACCGTAACGTGCGACACGTCGCGTCGTGAAGGGTCGAAGCCGGGTTTGCCATAGCGCGCCGTTATCTCCTTGCACATTTCGACCGTGTCGCTTGTCGGAATGACGACCTCGTCAATCTGCCAAGCAACCAAACCGTCAGGCGTCGGGACTTCCTGCCATATCGTCGCCGACATGGGATTCACGTTGAAGTCCATTCCGATATGGAGCGGTAGCGCCGGGTCGTAGGCGCGCTCTTTGACGCAATGAATGCGATTGAACGCGAAGTAAACTTGTCCGGCGAAGGTTTCAAACGAGCCTTCAAATTCCTGACGGAACGTCTTAGCGTCAAGCTCGCGCTTCTTGCGCTCGACCTCCGCAACAGGAACGTTGCCGCCGTCGAGCGTCGAATACAACCAAGACTTAGTGTCCGCGTCGCCGCCCGGTTGGCCCGCGATATATCCGTCGCGAAAGTGATTGAAGCCTTTGGGCGTGCCGATGAAAAGCGCGTGACCGTTGCAGGTCGAGAGCATGGGCGAGATAATCTCAGTCCACGCCTCATATTTGGCGTCCGCCCATTCGTCGCCGACGAAGAAAAACAAGCCAGCGCCGCGAAGGTCTTCGTAATTGTCGAGTCCGACAATGCGGACGACATGCCCGCTTCGGAGCGTGATAGAGCACTCGGTTTCGTTCGGCTTGCCGTCGATCCAATGACGCGGGATCGAGCGTTTCAGCAAGCGCCAAAAGTTACGCTTGGCTTGCTTGAACGACGGCGAGCCGTACCAAATCTCGTTTTCAACCGGGATGCGCCACAGCATCGCAAGGCGACACGCGCGGCGGATTTCCTCGCGCTGTAGAAACGTCTTGCCGAAGCGTCGCCCGCAAACCGCGTAACGATAGCGCGCTTCGGGTTGCCATCCCCATTGATAGATATTCTTTTGTTTGCTCGATAGCGAAACGCGGTCTTGCTTGACGGTTGCGGCCATTAGAGAATCGGCTTAGACGGTCCCGGCTCATCGGGCGACATGACAGGCGCGTCGGCCCTGATTTCTTCGTCGGTCAACTTATCGTCGCTGGCGCTGACTCGGTCGCTATCCCGCCAGCTTGCGCCGTCGCGGTTTTTCAACCAAAAGCGAACCGCCGCGAAATTCGGAGGAATGTGCTCAACGAACGCCTCGCGGAAGACTTCGCCATTGCTCGTCAAAATCTTTTCCGAGTCGAACGTGTAGCCGGTTGCGAGCCGGTAGAGCGAGTCGACGACTCGCGCATCGGCCACGGCTTTCCCGGCGCGTAGCGCCTTGTTGAATTCCGGGTATTTGACTTTCCAGGCGTAGAGCGTCGTTACGCCGATTTCCAGTGCGTCGGCGATCTCCACGTCGATTGCGCCGAGCTTGCAAAGGGCTTTAGCGATACTGCAAAAGCGCGGGTCGTATTTCGTCGGCGCTCCGACAGTAGGCGGCGGCATTGCGAGATCCTGTTATTTGACTAGCGTCAACATGCGGGGGACTCCTATTTGAAGCTCACTATGCCCCGGCGAGCGAACGAATCGCTTCAAGCCGGGGCGCGACACGCGAACAACTCGGAGGAGCGCCAAGCGTTCAGCGTGTTTGTATTAGGCGCGGTTAATACCATCAGCTACAACGCCCTGCGTCACGCTGCACATGGATACCGGCCTAAACTGAATTGGAAGCCCCAGCGGAAGACCTCAACGCTGGGGCGGGTTGGATTACGCAGCCTTGTACAACTGAGCGGGACGCCCCGCGCCACGTCCGCCGGGCGTCAAGCCGGTCGCCGAAAGCTTGCCGGCGTCGTGTAGGTGCGCAACATGCTTGCGGACGGTGGCGACGGAAACGCCGAGTTCGGTGGCGACGGCGGAAATGGTTTTCGGTTCGGCGAGGGCCGACACGATAAGATCGGGGGTTTCGTCGTGCATGATGTTTGCTCCTAGGTTGATTGGAAACCCCGGCTTCGCGTTATTTCGTCAGCCGGGGCGTTTGCAGGAAGGGGCGTCAGACGCATTGTCCTCCTACTAAGGCTGTGGAATTGTGGTCAAAATCGCACGCATTTTCGGCGATTCCTTGGCTTGTTCCTTAAGTGTTCTTCGTCGGGTATTGAAAACATTGGCTTTAATTTATTTTTGCGCATTTCAGACTTCTCTCTGAATTCAACAATGACGCGGTACTCGCCTGCGAATTTGTCATCGTGGGCCAAGTACAATTCAGAGAGACGCGCTAAGAGCGCAATGAACGCGACGCGGTTTTTTAATTCTCGGCGCTCGACAAGCCAAACATACGCAAGCTCACGCTCGCTTTGCGATAGTCCGCGCTTGATAGCGGACGCCAAAAGCGCGCGGTGTAGAACATCGCTTATATCCGGCTGTTCCATAACTTGCGTGCGAAAGCCGTCGATAATCTGATAATTACCATCATTATCACGTAAGGCGACGGTCCCGACGTTGGCGGAATATCCATTCACGCTCTGCATGCGAAGCCTTCCGTTAGCTTCGATAATCTCGGCGTTGCCGACATATTCAACCTCGCCTTCGCAGTCGGCGGTATAGAGCGTTCCCGCAAGCCATTGCAGGTCGTCGATTGACTCGTGAACGAACCTCGCCCGGTTCAACGGCGTGTCTTCTAGCGCGCGTCGGACGAAAACTAACTTTCCGCTCTCAGGATCGCGAATAGGCGTCAGGACGCCGCGCGTTTCCGGCGATGCGACGGCTTCGGGCTCGCCAAGCTCGCCGCGCTGTTGCGCCTTGTCGGCGGTTTCGAGCAACGCCAGCGTAAACGCCTCGCGATAGGCTGGGTCCGACTTCAAGCGTTCCTCATGATGCGAGCCGTAAGGCTTGCCTGTGGGAATCCCGGTTACTTCGTCAACCGTGTTGCCGGTTGCCGCGCGCTTGGCTTCATAGCGCAGATCAGAAGCAAGGCGCGAGAAAGCCACGTCGCGCTTGACGAGAACGGTAGTCGTCACAACAACCTCCTAAAGGAATGTAGTTTAGCGATCTGGCGAGCGGTAGCGCGAGCTTGAAGCGCGTCGGTCAAGTGTTCTACGTAAACGACGAAACCCAAGCGGCGCAAAAGTATATGCCGCTCACGTTGCGCTTCGTTGAGGTCGCCAGAGCGGGTCTTAACCTCAATCAAGACTGTCGCTCCGCCATGGCAATACACGCGCACGTCTGGTTCGCCAGCCGTTAGTCCCATCGCCTTGCATTTGGCGCGCTCGGCAAAGCTGCGTTTCGCCGCTCCCATGTCGCCGGCAACCGCGAGTTGCCAGCCATCGTCCGCGAGCTTGTGGAATTCGGCGACCATTTCGGCTTGCAAGCGCCATTCCGGGGGATCGGTTTTAACGGGCTTGCGGAGCTTGCTGGCGGGGTTGGCTGGCTTCCGGCTACCCACGTAGCCGGAAGGGTCGGCGGCTGTGGCCCACGGCCGCCGTTTGGGCGCGGCGGCGGTCATCGGACTTCGTCCCTAGCGGGCCGCAAAAACTTTTCGAGCGCGTCACGGAATTCATCGGCCGCAACGCTCTCGTCCCACGGCCGCAAATCAAGCGGGTCGACGTTCGCGGGCTTCACGCCGATTGCGTCGATTCGCCAGCGCGACGGGCACGGGCTCATGAGGGCGTTTCGCTCGGCGGCGAGCATCGCCAAATCGTGCGCGCGTAGGATCTGGACTTCGGAAATCGTCGGCATTGCGATCCCCGCCGCTTTGTGGATCGCCTCGTCGATGGAATGTTTGAGATCCTCAATCGCCTCGATAACGATCCCGCCGAGTCGTTCGGCGAGCGCTTCGACGGCGGGACTCGTCCAATCGCCGATAACGTATTCGTGTCCGTCGTGGAGCGTGAACAAAGCCGCGAGCCGTGCGCTACCCGTCGCCACGTAAAGCGATTCCGCGCCGAGTACGGAATGTTGCGCGACGCTGTAGGCGCAATCCCCGCTTGTCGCGCCGACGAAGCGAGCGAGCCGGGATAGTTGCGGCGCAACGTCCTTGTCGAAATTCACGTCGTCCGCGTTCGGCTTCGTGAGGCTGAAAGCTTTTCCGCTCGTCGTCTGGGTCCAGGCCATTTGATGCACTCCCGTTGGGTGTCTCGATAAAACCCGAACGGGCGTCAGACGCAAGATTGTGTTTCGTCCCATCGAGCGCCGTTGCATCGTGCGTCACGTGAGGTGTCTCCCCGGTTTTTCCCCCTCTAAACCCTTCCCTTTTATTCTTTTTACAATCTTACAAATATATATATATATAGGTATATAGAGGATAAAGATCAATGGGTTAGCCGTTGCAAAAAGTCTGCAACGCGTTTGCAATTCTGCAACGGCGGCGATTGTGACGATTTGCGTTTTTGCGCCGTTGCAACGGCGTTGCAGATTCCCCTGCAACGAAAAAAGCAAAAAAAAATGCGCCGGACGGGGTCCAGCGCATTCAAGGAAGGGCGTTCGGCGCAAAAACGGGCGTTCAGTCCCGCACTGTAGAGGCGAAGATCGGAGTGATTCGCAGGGTTTCAGACGACGAGCATTTATAAAAGGGCTTAAGCTTATCCCCGTATTTCGCCTTAAGGGCGACGAGGTCGAGTCGCGACGTGTCGGTCGTTTTGATGGTGTAAGCCCATCGCGAGCCGGTGGAGTCTACGCCGCGCCGTCTGGCTTCGGATTTCAGTTCTTCAAGGTGCGCTTCCTCGTCTTTCACGGCGCGGCTTTGGTCACCGATTCGGTCGGCCAGCATTTCGTCCGAAACGTTGTCGAATTTACTGACGGGGCGCGAAGCGGCCAGGATGTTCAAGGCGGCGTTTGCGGGAGCGGTGGCGAGGCTTGCAAGAGCGAGTGACATTGTGAGGTCTCCTAGGGTTGAAGGGTATAGACGGGGCGCTAAACCCCGCCGTTGGGCGTTAGGCGGTTAGGGCGACTTTCCCCCACGCGAAGCCGTCGATTTGGCGATAAACCCCGGCGCGCGTGAGGGCCGAAAGCAAGCCGGGGAGCGAGCGCCGGGTCGCCCCCGTATTGGGAAACGCGGCGGCAAGGTCGATGATTCCCCACGTCACGCCGTTGCGATGTTCGGTGTATTCCGGCTCCGTTCCGCGCATAGCCGCCAGGGCGACGCGCGCGGCTTGCGAGAGGTCGTAAGACATGGCTTGAAGCTCCTAGGCGGTTGGGAGAACGGCTGCCAACGTGGCGGCGAGCCCCGCCACAAAGATCAAAAGCCCGGCGAATTCCAGTGCGCCCGAGATCCATTCGCGAGCTTGTTTCATGGGCTTGGCCTCGGGGTTTTTGGCGGCCCGAAGACCGCCGGAAGTGCGCAGCTAGTGCGACATACCCGTAACGCTAATGGCGTGACGGATGGCGTCGGAAAAGTTCTTGAAGAACTTCGGTTCCTGACCGGGCGCGGGGACTTCTTTAGTCCCTGAAATCAGAAAGGCGCGACACTCGATGCCTAGAAGGTGATTTTCAGCGCGGCCGATTTGCAGGGCTATCTTCCATTCGTCGTTTCGAAGCGTGTAGGTCGGATTAAACATTGGCTTGGCTCCTGTGCTGACGCCCTACTTATAGGACGCCAATTATTGCATATAAAGCACGAAAATGCGCCAAATGCAAATTAGTTTGCAAATGCGCTATCGACAGGAAGCGGACCCGGAAGCGTCTTGCTTGCGGCTTTGGCGCGAATGGCCTCGATATTGACATTGACGCGCGCGAGTTCGATTTCTCCGGCAACGGTCATTTCGAATCCGAGCGCCGCACACAGAGTCGCCAGTGTCAGCATGACACCGCCGGCTTCTTGCTTCGCCTCGCCAATGGGCCGGCCGAACACGTAATCGACCAGCGCGTGCGCGTCGGCAATCGTGGCCCCGCTCGCTTGGTAAAGCTCGGCGGCTTCCTCGAAAAACCTATTGCCGCGCGTTGTCGCGTCACAACAGGTCGATACGCCAAAGCATTCGACAGCCCACTCCACCGCGCGAGCCTGAAACGGTGCGCTCCACGAGGCACCCCCCGGCTCGCCATCGTCCGGCGCATACGGTGCGCTAGGAGCCGGCTCAGGCGCGGCTACGGGCTTTGTGCGCGGCGTTACGTCTTTCGCCGTCGCCTTCGCCTTCCCTTTGGCCTTCGCCGCCTGTACGGCTTCCTTGATGGCTTTAGCGCCCGCTTCGTTGCCTTCGGCGCGCACGGTAGCCGCCGCCAACGTCGCCGAGATCTCGCCGGCAACGACCGCCGCGTGAACTTCCGCCGGGGCGCTTTGGAAGTCAATAGCTTGATTGACGTAAGTAAGGGACTTGCCGAGCTTGGCCGCTATTTCCGCAACCGTCTTCCCGAGCGCAAGGGCGCGCTTCATATTGCGCCCTTCTTCAAGCGGCGTGAGCCGCTTTCCGCTGTTGTGGATATTCTGATTCAGAATGCGGTCGGCGTCGTTCGTTCCGCGCGCTTCGACGACGCACGGAATCTTGTCGAGGACAACGCCACGCTCGCGCAAGAGCATGACGGCGGTCCAGCGACATTGCCCGTCAGTGACGAAAATCGACTCTCCTTCCAAATACAATTCGAGCGGCTTGGATTGCAGGAAGCCGTTTTCTTGAATCGAAGCGGCGAGCGCCTCGATATGCGCCACGTTCTCAGGATCGGCCATGTCGCGGCCGTTGAGCCCCGGCTTGATTGAAAGCCGCGTCGGGTCGAACCACAAGAGCGCAGTTCGGCTATCCGATAGTTCTTTGAGGTTTGCCATTTGGTTTTGCTCCTACTGAATGATGTCAGTCGTTCTTCGTCAGCCCTCGAATCTTCGCGACCGTCTCGATATGCGTCAGAATGGCCGAGGTCTCGTCGCCTAGAGGCGTACCGCCGCGCGTTCGCTTCCAATGCTCCCACGCTTCGGTTACGCTGAAATTTCTGCAACCCGCGCGGATCTGCAAAACACCATCCCTGATCCATCCGACGAACCGATAACCGTCTGAGCGTTGACCGCCGTCGACGAGGCTCGCGCCGACGAGCCTCGCGCCGTCGAGGCTCGCGTCGACGAGGCTCGCGCCGTCGAGGCTCGCGTTGCGGAGGCTCGCGCCGTCGAGGCTCGCGTTGCGGAGGCTCGCGTTGCGGAGGCTCGCGCCGTCGAGGCTCGCGTTGCGGAGGCTCGCGCCGTCGAGGCTCGCGCCGTCGAGGCTCGCGTTGCGGAGGCTCGCGCCGACGAGGCTCGCGCCGTCGAGGCTCGCGCCGTTCTCAACCGCCCATCGCACCGACGCACCAACCTTAAGCGACACTGGCGCGTCGCCGTCACAATCGATCTCGGCTGTGAACTGAACGGCTCCGGTGAAGCGGTTCAGGATGTCGAATTTAAGCATTGTGTGTGCTCCCAGGTTGATTGGTTGGTTTCATCGCGAAGATCGCATATGACGCCGTAAAACGCGTGTCAATCCCGTTACAGCGTCATATGCAAGTTACTTCACAAATGCGAGCGGCGCGAGGGCGCTTCGGCGCGAATGTGAAAAGTCCAATCCGCATCGGCTTGCCCCTGTTCGGCTAGCATGGCGGCCACGTCGTAGCCGCTCCGCTCGCAAAGCTCGCGCGCCTGTTCGGGCATGGCGGAGAAGTCATTCTGGAAGCGTTGGCAGATCGATTCGGCCACGTCGGCGGAGATCTCGGCGGAAAGCCCGAGCACAGGGTTGACGCCGATAACGCGCTTGATTTCGTGGTCGAACTGTCCGGTGCAAATGTCGTCAACGATTTCGGCGAACTTGGTCGCGCTATAGCTTTCCGAAAAGCCGACCGAACCGTCATGAAATGCGACTTCCACGAAGAACAGCGCGCCCGAATGGCGGGTGACGTATTGTGAAGATGCCATTTGCTTTGCTCCGGTTGGCGTTTGCGTCTGACGCGATAAAGCGCCCGAATCGCTCCGTAGTCAACCCACAAAATGCGCCAAATGCAAATAAGTTGCGTCCGACGCAGTTTTCGCCTGAAAGCAATTTTCAGCGAGCGCATAAGAGACTCACGAAACGCCGATAGGAAAACCCGCCATATACGAACTTTGCCGCCTGCTCGCCGCCAAGAAGACCCCGAGGGTTCGCAAGGCGTCCGCGCCCCGCAAGCCCTCGCTTAAGGCCGGAATGGCGGTCAAGCTCGGTTCGGGTGAACGCGTTCTTTACGTGATTGGCCGCGACTCTCGCTACGCTAACGCGTGGTTCGTCGCCGCCGACGCTGGCGAGACCGGGCGTTGCATGAGCTTTTCTCGGGACATGATCTTCCCCGTCTAACCCAACCAACTAGGAGCAAACCAGATGGCTTACCATTACTTTACAATCGCCGGGGGCTATTACGTCGTGAGCTATGATGCAAAAGTCACAAGCGAAGGAGCACCGGAACGCGGACCTACCTACGCTTGCGGTGGAACGCCCGCCGAAGACCCCGAATTCGAGGTTACGGTTGATTCCAAGTCTTTGCGCTACGACAACGGTTCAACCGTTGCGCTTGAAATGCCGGACTGGTTGCACTACCAAATCGCAAACGACATCGAAGATGAGTGCGGCGAAGAAATCATAGCCGAGCATTTCGCGCGCAAGGCCGACGACCGGGAACGTGCCGAAGAATACAGGCGCGAACGCTAACCCGCCCGCGCTTTCTCATCCTCATCGGCGGAAGCGGCGAAATACCGCTTTCCGCCGGTTTTGTTGTTGACCATGCCCGTATTCAGCAAATAGCCGATGACTTCGGTTATTTTGCGCATTTCGATTTTAGAAACGCCGCGCTTGCGCATGAGAGTCGACTCGGCGAGTCCCTTGTCGCCAGCTTCGCGGATATGCCCTAAAATACACTTCCAATTCGTTTCGAACTCCGAACCGGCCATGTACAGCCGCAAGCCGTCCTCAATCGTGGCAATCGACTTCGCCACGAACGACCATGCCCATTCCAGATCCTCGACAGTAATAGCCGGCGACGCCGCGTCCCTGGAAACCGCGCGAACCGTCGCCAGCTTCAACGCTTGTTCAGACGCGCGACCGACAATGCCGGCGCTTTGTTCGTCCTCGTCGATCTTGCCGTCCTGCCATTCGCCGAAACGACGATAGCGCGCCTTTGCCTCGTCAGATTGCCAGGGAAGGGCGTACACGGCGGGATTGGCGACGGCGCTACGCGAGTTAGCCCCGGCTAAGTTGCCCTTCACCGGCCAAGCCTCTAGCGCGTCTTTGATTGCGCCGAGCAATTGCAGCGGGATCTTGACGATGGGCGGAACCTCTTGCTCTTTAGACTTGCTGCCCGACTCGATAACCGTTAGGCGCGCAACCAACCCGTCGCGCAAGTTGTCCTCCGAAATGCCCTTGTAAAATTCTGTCTGAGTCGACATGCCGAGAAGCGACATGGTCGGAATGTGTACCGGCTCGCTACTCGACTGAACAAGCGAACCGGCGCGATCTTTGCCCGTCCAAATGCCGCCGGAAGCCGACGCGCTGTAAAGTTCCAACAGGCTCTTTTTCATCGCGCGCTGAAACCCCGCCGCATTGCGCCCGCTCATGTCTTGCATCCACATTCCAACCTCGTCGACCGTCATGAGGCAAGCGGGCGAGCGCCGGACCATGTTCTCGATTGACGAGTCGGACGCTTGCGCGCCGGAACCGTAGAGCCAGGGCAATCCCGCGCCGAAAATCAGCGTCTTTGCGGCGGCGAGCGGAGCGCCCTTACCGCCGCCGGTTCGCGCGACACCGATAAGGTAGAGATTGGTTCCGAGCCCGGTCGGGCCGACGTAGCGCCGCCCGGCAAACGTCGCCACGAATGAGATAGCTGACAGCATGGCGAATTCGCGCGAGGGCCGAATCGAAGTCGCATGAATCCACTCGGCGATCAGTTTGAGCAACCCGCCAGCTTGCGCCGGGTCGAAAGCGTCAACTTTCCCCGGCGGCGCATAGATCGGAATGGGCGCGGCCTTCTCGACAACAGCGACAGCTTCCGCGCGCTTCTCGAGTTTCAGCAACCGAACCGGCGGCGGTTCCTTGAAGCCGAGCGTGTCGCGTAACCATTTTTCCGCCGTCGCGAAGTCGCTGGAATGCGAGGCCATGACCGCGTCAATCGCCGTCATGCCCAGATCCGAACCGAAGTCCTTGATCCCTTGTGACGAGAAGGAAACGTTGCAGTTTTCCGCGCCCTTCCAAATAGCGCGCCCGCGCCATGTTCCGTTATGGTTTCGCTTGGCGTCTATGCCGAGCAACGGAACCCATAGGTCGAGCCGCTCTAGCGCGCGGTCGTTGACTTCGCGAAACAGCGAGTCCGCCCCGTCAGACGAGGCCGGCCGCTCAACCGGCGCATAGTAGCCGAACGGCGCGAGGATGGCTCCCAGCCGGTCGGCCACGTCGTCGCCAATGAACGGCAAATGATCCGGCGCGACATGCTCTAGCGTGTCCTCAGTCAACCAATAGTAGGGCTTTTGCGTATCGGGATGTAGCGTCGGCGGTAGGAGCGTTTGCTTGCCGTGCGCCAGCAAATCTAGGACGCGCTCGCCGTTGACGTTGTACGCCCTCGAAACGAGGCCAGCCGAGGCGCGATAAAACGAAGTGTATCCTTTGCGCCCGGCCTTTTGGACCGGACTCGGCGGTAACACGGACTCAATTGCGCGCTGTATGGATTGATTGTCGGTGTCAACGTCCATAGCAATCAGATTGCCGCTCGCCTTGCCGAGGGCAACGCAAACGCCCGCGTTGTCCCAACGGGACCAAATGCCGGATTCGATGTCGGTTGGAAGTCGGTCGCAAAACCGCTGCCAGTCCATATCCCCATGCCAGCGCCCTTGCGCCATAGAACCAGGGCGCTTCGTTCCCGGCAAAACCGGGATCGCGCTGTAACCCATATCGACGAGCTTCGCGCCGAGCGCGGCATAAGGTGTCATTTAAATTGTTCCTGAAAGTGCGTCAGACGCAAGGCGATGGGCAAGCTAAAACGGCGGCTTGCCGCCGACGATCTGACGCCGTATCGAGTTGCCGAATTCGTCAACCACGGTTCGAACGAACTTCGCAAACTGTTCTTCGTTGAGTGACGCGAGGTCGGTGACGCCGAACGAGTCCAGCAGTTCGCCGCCCTTGTTTCCCGCGTCAAGCGTCGCCTCTTGTTCGTAGAGGTTGAAAGACCTTGCCGACATGCTGAGAATCTCCCTTCCGATCTTTATGCAATCGTTGCAAACCCAACGATTGCGCCCCTTCCATTTGATGCCGAAGCCTGTAGCCGCTCGCCGGCATATCGGGCAATCTTCGGGATCGTCGTGCTTGTTCACAGTCGAGCCCTCGGCGCTTCGTCGGTTGAAAACATGAACGCCTGCTTTCCCGTAGTCGGCGGCGAAAACATATCCGAGTCGGTCTCCTTGATAGCCTTTTCCAAGCGCCGACGCGAGAGGTCGAACCACGTCGGATCTCGCTCGATACCAACGAAGCGCCGGCCGAGCTTAACGCAGGCGACTCCGGTTGTCCCGCTTCCCATGAATGGATCGCAGACGAGTTGACCGGGTTGCGTGAAGTCGCCGATTAGCTCACTCATCAACGGAAGCGGCTTTTCGGTCGGGTGTTCGCCCTGGCGATTCGTGTTGACGTTGTGCATATAGATTCCGCGCTTGCCGCCGCGATTCCATGAACGATAGCCGGTTCCGCACCACGCCGTTACGGCGCATTCCGCGCCGCGCGCCGCGCCTTGCCCGTTGAACCCGGGCGCGGCGTCAGGCTTTACCCAAAACAAGACCGTATCCCATTTGGCTTTAGCCGCCTGCAAATCGTCGCGCCACGCGCGAACGCCTTCCGCCAGACAAAACAGAATCGCCCAACCGGCGCTTACCTTGACCACGACTTGCGCAACATCCGCGCGCGTTTGGTTGATTCCGTCGAAGCCGAACGCCTTAAATTCGTTCCCGCCGTCCTTTCGCATCGACCGCGAGTCCGAGTGCTTTTCGTTGGCCTTGTGCGTTTCGTCCTCATACGGCGGGTCGCTGATTACGTGGTCGACGCCTTCAAGCGTAGGCAACACGTCCAAGCAATCGCCGAGATATATCGCGACATCGTCGCTTAGTTGTTCGTGTTTCATCGCGTGCGCTCCTATCAAAACGGTATGTCATCATCATACGCGACGCCCGCAACGGCCGGCGGCTCGGCGGCTTCGCCCGCGCTTGCGTCAACCGCCCTCACGTCAACAATCGCAACGTATTTGCCATCCGGCTTGACGCATATTTCTGCCGTGCGGCGAAGCTCGCCGATGCGATCAAGCCAATCGTCGGCGGTAGCGGGGAAGGGGACCGAACCTCCGTGTTGCGCCCAATAACGACGAGCTTTGCCGGCGGAGGTTCCGCCGTGCTCGGGACACAACCAAGCCTTGTGCCGAACCATGCCGCAACGATAGGTGACAGCGACGCTCGGCGGCTTGTCGGCCTTCTCATGTAGCGAGAAAATCCGCTCCGTTACGCGCAACCATTCCGGCGACGCGCTTCCCATGATTGCCAAATTCGACGCGGCCACCGTCAGTTTGGTTTTCTCGGACGGAGCAAACACATTGCCGCAATCCGGGCAAACCATGATCGAGGCGTGAATGAGTGAGTGGCATTCGGGACACTCTTTTACCGGCGCTACGCCGCCGCCCTTCGGGCCGCTTGGCTGAACGCAGTCAACCGGGCCGTGCCGCTTGATGAGCCCCGCAAAGTCGAGAAACAGACAATTCGCCTTTCCGGGCGCTAGGCGCGTCCCGCGTCCGGCGATTTGGACATAGAGCGAGGTCGATTCCGTAGGGCGAAGCGCAGCAATCAAATCGACGCCGGGCGCATTGAATCCCGTCGTCAAGACCGAGTTGTTGGTTATCGCGCGGATCTTCCCGGCTTTGAAATCGGACAGGATGCGGGCGCGCTCGTCTTTCGGCGTGTCGCCGGTGACGACTTCGCAAGAAAATCCCCTGGACCGAATCTCGTCCCTGACGTGCTCGGCGTGCGCAACGCCGCTGCAAAACGCCAACCAAGAGCGTCGGTCGCGACCGTAGGCGATCAACTCATCGATTGCGCGGCGAGTTGTTTCCGCCTTGTCGCAAGCGGCTTGAAGCTGACCGGGAACGTATTCGCCGCCGCTCTTGGCGACTCCGGTCAAGTCAAAGCCGGTTGTTGTCGCTTTGCTGACGAGCGGCGAAAGGAAGCCTTCGCGCACGCCGTCTGCAATTCCGTAGGTGTAAACTGTTTTGTCGAATAGCCGGTCCTCCCCTTCGTCCAGCCGTCCCGAGTTGAGGCGGTAGGGAGTCGCCGTCAAGCCAAGCACTTTCATGTCGGGATTTTGCGCGCGCATTTCCGCGATGAAACGTCCGTACATGGTTGACGCCTTGGCGGGTATCAAGTGCGCCTCGTCAATCATCATCAGGTCTACCGGGCCGAACGCGAGCGCCTTCGAAAACGCCGACTGAATGCCGGCGAAGATGATTTGGCGTCGCGTGTCCCGCCGCGAGAGTCCGGCGGAATAGATCCCGGCGGGCGCGAAAGCCCAGAGCTTCAGAAGCTCCAGATAGTTTTGCTCGATAAGCTCCTTGACATGCGTCACGATAAGAATTCGCATGTCGGGATAGTCGGCGACGAGTCCGCGCGTCAACTCCGCCATAACAAGCGACTTGCCGGTCCCCGTCGCGAGGTCAATCAACGGGTTTCCGCCTTCGCTCGCCCAATAGTCGTAGGTTGCAGCTATGGCGGCGGATTGGTAGGGGCGAAGTTGTAGGGTCACGTCATTCTCTCCCGTTGACCCAAGTCGTACCGTCGCGCAGCTTGTACGTTACGGTTTCGGCCGCCGCGTCGGCGTCGATTTGCTCGCCAGGAACCACGCCGGGTAAGAACAAATGCCAGTCACAGCCGGTCGCTTGTTCGGCGAGCGTCAACGGCTTCGTGAACCGTGAGCAATCCCAACAGGCGTTTTCGCTTGTCGTTATTGGCGTTGAATGCAAGCACGTTCGACAATGCCGACGCGACCACGCGCCATTGTGGCAAACGTCAAGATGCTTGCACCACTTACAGGCAAACGCCGCTTTCGAATTCGGATCTTCGTGCAAGCGCGAAGGTGGGTCGTCGGTTGTTATGATGCGCTCGGCGCGAGCTACCATGCGCAGACAATAAGCCACGTCGTAAGCGATGCGCTCCACGTAAATATCATCGTCGTTCTTGTTGACGACGATATACAGGGCGCGCTCTAGCGAGCGACCGTGCATGTACATTTGCACTTGGCCGTAATGCAGTGGCTTAGCCTTCGCGGAGCCATCCTTGCGCAGCTTTTTGAATCCGTCGTCGTTGGATGATTTGCACTCGACCAAATGAACGCGCTTCGGCGCTTCGGGAATCCCCGTCGCCGTGGCGTCGATTTTGCCCCGAACGTGTCCTCCGACGAAGAAAACGCGCGCTTGTTCGTCGCCGACTTCGCAGCCGATGGCGCGGAGATCCGCGAGGATGCGGGTTTCCTCGATGTTGCCGGTCTCGAAAATGCGCAACGTTCGGCCCGCGTGAGCTTCCGGCGGCGACACGCGGCGGAACGTGTACCAGAGCGCGCGGTCGCATTCGGCTCCCAAGTCGCCGACATTGATTCCAACCGGCTCATAAGCCGACCGCGCCGCTTCGTAAGCCGCCCAAATCGCGGCAATGGTTTTCGGTGTGACGGGCGTTAGCGTTGCCATCAATGCACCAAATGCGACGAGAGAAGACGACACGCCAGGAAGACGAGCCAAGCGCCGGTCCCGAGATACAAGACGCCAGCAAGCGCGAAGATGGTTAGCGTGACTCGATCTGAGAAGAACATGCGCCGGACTCCTGAGTTGGGAGCGGGGCGCTTTCGACGCCCCGCGCTTGGAAGGCTACTTCTTGCCCCAGGGACGGCCCGCTGGCGGGGTCCGCGTGGCGACGGCGGCCGGCGTAGCTTGCGGAGGCTTGACCGCTGTAGGGGGCGGCGACGCGCTTGCACCGGCCGGGGGTTCGTTGGGCGCTCCGTCCCAAAAGATCTTCACGATCTTGTTCTTCGCCGGATAGGGCTTTTGGGTTGTGGGATTGTGGCCGCTCGCCGTCTCAATCCCGACCTTCGCCGTGAAGGGCTTGAAGTGAAGTTGTTCCGTTTCCGTCACCGACAATTCGCCGACCGCGTGACACAAGGCCGAAAATTCGCGCTGTCCGATTTCTTGCGCCTTCGGCGATTTGTTGATGTAATTTATGTTGTGCCAGATAGTCGCGCCTTCGTGCTCGCCTTCGAGGACGCGATACGTCAGCTTGATAATCTCGCCGTCGCCGGCCTTCGTCGGAACGTTATCGGACTCGGTGACTTCCAACTTGTAGACGCCCTCGGGAATGGGCGTGAAATCCGACATGCGCGGGTCGACAGCGTCGGCGTGAAAGGCTTGAATGCTTGCCATTGTGGTTGCTCCTAGTTTTTGCCAGTGGGATTCGGGAAGTAGGGTGAGAGGACGGAAAACCCCTTACCGGGCGCGAAGTCGAGCGAAGGCGGCATTGTGTAGCGGTTCTTCGCGTGGAAGCCGGGGCGTTCTTCCAAGTGCATGACGCGAGTCCCGCCGCCCTCCGCGTGCGAAACCATTTTCTTAAAGCCAACGTCCTTTTCCTTCACCGCCACGCGGTAGCCGCAGAAGGCGACCACGTCGGCCTTCTCTTGAACCAACGCCGCGCCGCGTTTGTGGAGCTTCAACCCGTAGCGGGAATATGGGTCGGTTGTCGGGGAGTCGAAGCGAACGACTTCCGAGTGTCCAATCAAGACGACGGCGATCCCGGCCGCGTTCAGCGCCTTGCAACCCGAAAGAAAATCGATCCATGCGGAGTCGACCAGGATGTAGCCTTTGCCGAAGCCGGGAGCCTCGATGTTCGGCCATCCGTTTTCCTCGCAAACGTGCCGCCAGATAAGCGGCTCCATTGCGTCAATCGAGTCGACAACCAACGTCTTGCGGTCGTGGTCTTCCGTCAGCAGCGCACCGATAGAGTCGAGCACGTCGCCGAATGTTTCGATTTCGCCGAACGATTGCAATTCAGCGCCGCCGGGCGTTCCCTGTTCGCATTGGACGAAAACCGGGTCCGGCCACTCGGCGGCGAGGCTCGTCTTTCCCCAGCCATGGACTCCGTAGGCGACGAACAAGGGCGGATTTTCCGCCCTCACGGTTCGAAGGCTTGCAAGTGACTTTGCCATGTCAAAACTCCTCGAAAGTCGTTACGGGAGCGACAGGCGCGGCGGTTTTTGCGACGCCAACCGCGCGGTAAACCGTGAACGAAACGCCGGGCGTGGTCTTCGAAAGCCGCTCGGCTTCACGTCGCGCAATTACTCTGCTGGCGTGCCGGCGTGGTTTTGCCGCCGCGCCGTCGCTGGATACGACGATGTAATGAGCCGCGCCGTCCACGCCGGACAACGCCTCCACGGCCTTCAAGATGCTACCGACAGTCGCGCCAGCGCTGGTAATGGGGGCCGCTCGCCGCAAACCGAGTATGTTTTCGAAGTCGACCCAGGTTCCGAAGAGTCCGCTGCCATCTGGGGCGGCGACGCGAATCGGGGCGACAGGATCACATCGGTCAACCGCGATGACTCGCCGTTCGCAAACGCCCATGCCGTCCCGTATTTTGGCAAAATCGCCGACGTAGGCCGCTTCGCCGGGCGGGACCACGGCGAGCCTGCCGAAGCTTTCATGGGTAACCCGCAACGGAGTGCTTCTATTGTCGAAAAGCACGTCCACAGAAAGGCTCCGCGAGGGAAAGTGAGCTTCGATTTCGCCGGTAACGGTTCCTAGCGGGCCGCCAGCAACACCCGGCCTGATTAGCCGAACCCAATCGCCGACATTGAACTTGTGGTCATGTTCCATTTTGCTTGCTCCTAGTTGAAGGTGATTTGTTCGGCCGGGACCAGCGGGTCGAACGTCGCTCGCGGGAAGTGCAGGATCTCGCGTTCGGGGTGAAACTCGCGCATCGCGGTTTCGTAGTCGTCGATTGCGCTGAGCCGGTCCTCAGGATCGGGGCGTTCGATTCCGAGGTTCTTGAAAAGGCGACTGAGAACGGGCGGCGAAGCGCCGGTTGCGGCAGAGATTTGCCGGATCGTCTTTCCGAAGCGTCGCATATTGATCGCGTCCGCCTCATAAGGCCGCGCTTGGGTTGCTGTGCTCATTGCTGATTCCCGTATTAGCGTCTGACGCAACTTTTAGGGTCTGACGCCCTTGCGTGTCAAGCCCGTTTTTGATATTTGTGTAATTGACGTAAGTTGTCGGTGCGATTAGGCAATAAAGGAGTATGTGGGTTATGGCACGCCGCAAACGGCCCAATGATGTTACGTTAGAGCCTACCTATTTTCGCGACTGGCGTAAGTTTCGCAAACTTACGCTAGAACAAGTCGCGGACCAGATGGGCATTGATCCGACTTCCATTAGCCGGCTTGAACGGGGCGAAGCGCCCTATGATCAATATAGCCTTCAACAGTTGGCGACTATTTATCGCTGCTCGATTCCTGAGCTTCTCTACTCCGATCCGATACGCCCTAAACCGGACGAAGAACTGGCAAAATTGGTCGGTAGGCTTTACAACCCAGAGCACAAGCGCGCCGTGAAGGCTATGATTGAGGTGTTTCTAGCAAAAAACACATAATCACGCGCTGTTGATACAACTTTAAGCTTGCGTTTGACGCAAGTTCGGGCAATAAAAAGACGCGCAAAATGCGACTCAAACATTGCAGAAAGAGCGGAGCAAATGGGGTTTACGGCTTTAAGGCTTCGTCCCCGCGTTCAAACGCTGCCGGATGGGAAATTTCAGCCGATTGTCGTGGTCGATGACGGGGGCGGAGGGGAAGCGGTTTTCGGAGCGGCGCTCCTTACGCATCAAGAAGCAAACGACGCCGCTATTGCCGCTTGTAATGCGGCGCTCCCGGACGCGAAATGGGCTGATGGTTGGTTGCGATAAAATAGAACCGAATAAAAGAAAAACCGCCGCGATCCCCATGGAAGCGGCGGTTTTTTTGTGCGGGCGTTGTGCCGGGGTTTGTGCCGGCGCGATATGTTTTCAGCGGCTTATTATGCGTTATACGCACTAACTGGCGTCAATGTGAACGCCAGAAGAAATCATAAGTTGCTGTTTTTAATGATGTTTCTGGCGCGCCCGGACGGGATCGAACCGCCAACCCTCGGTTTCGAAGACCGATTTAATAGGCGCTCGAACGGTTAAATTCGTCATTAATATCAATTAGTTGATGATTTTGTCTCATCGGTCTGTGCCGGTTTTTGTGCCGACTCACGCGCGGCTTCGGCTTCGGCCGCCGTGAGGAACGACAGGTAAATCTCCGTCGTCTTGACGCTTGTGTGTCCTAGGTGTTTCGAGAGGGCATAAATCCCCATACCGCCGCGAAGCGCCTCGACCGCGAACCAATGCCGCAGATCGTGAAAGCGAAACCGCCGGAACGCCGGATCTCGTTTCAGCAAGTTACGGCATAGGAGCGTAAATTTGTTGGGAGTGTTGTTTTGCGGCTTGTCGCCCTTGCGCGGGAACATCACGCGTCCGGCGCTCGATTGCCGAACGAAGTGCGCGGTTGCCGCGTGCGATAGCCGAATCGTCCGACGCTTATTGCCCTTGCCGATAACGTCAAGGTTGCCCGTCATGGGATCGAACTGCGAAGGCGTGAGGTTCACAAGCTCGGCTTGACGGCAACCCGTCAGCCGCGCAGCGACGATGAGCGCCGCGAACGACCTGGACGTATAGGACAGAACCGCCGCGTAAGCCGCCTCAGTCGGGAGTTCGATAGGGTCGCGCCGTTCCTTCAAGAGTCGCCGCTTGGAAAGCGTCGGGTTGCCCTCGCGCCACTCCATAGCCTCGGCGTACTCCAAAACGCGGCTAACGGCCGTCAAGTCGCGCCTGACGGTGGCCGGCGTAGCGCCCAACGCGCGACGCGCCTGTATGAGCCCCGCAATGGCCCTGCCGTCGATCTCGTCAATATGGAGTTTCGACAGGTACGGCTCGACCTGAGCGAATGAAGTCGCGTAACGAGAAAGCGTCGACTCGCCTAATTGTCCGCTGATATGGTCGGCCCACGCCGCGACCGCTTCGCCCCACGTTCGGCGACGCTCGCCGCGCCAGACTTCCGCGCGGATCTGTTCGAGTCGGGCGTCGCGGCTTTTCCGCGCAATTTTAAGATCGCCCGTTCGTAGGCTTTCTCGGTATTGCTTGCCCGCGACTTCGGCCTTGAGCCAATAGACTCCGCCACGCTGATACAAATTGGATTCGCGCATTTGATTTCCTCGCCGCGAACAAACGCGGCGAGCTTATCAGGATCGAAAGTCCAAGTCCCGAAGATCTGAGCCGCGCCCGGTATGTCGCCGCGAAGCGCCCGCGCCTGAACGGCTCGCTTAGAAAGCCCCAGGATGCGCGCCGCTTCGGCGGATTGGACGCGGCCGGGCGTCATTTGCCGACGCCCTCAACCATCGGCAAATATGAGACCGGGTGAACGTTGCCGTGCGCCGGTTTGTAATAGACGGCGCGGTCTCCGTTCGCCGCCGCGACGGCGAGCACGTTCGGCCCTCCGCCGTTGACGGGAACAATCCAGACAACCAAGCGGGCATTTACCGCTCTCCGAATAGCCGCCACGCAAGCGCCCGGCGGATCGTTGGTTCCGGCGGAAATCACGACGCGGTCATGATGGGCGCTCGGAACCATTTTCAGGATTGCGCAGCTTGACGCGCCGACGCGCGCTGTCGTCTGTTCATGCGCCGCCGTGCCGCCGCCTAGCGCCAGACTGTCGCCGAGCCATAGCGTGTCCGCAAGAACGGGCGTCACACACAAGCTTGCGGACAAGAAAATAGCTTTGAACATTTCAGACTCCCGCCATTGCGATTTCAGCGCCACAAGCCGCATACCCGGCTAAGTCGACCCACGAGTCCAGGTGCGACGGCGCGTTTTCCAGCCGCGCGGTCTTCATGTCGCCCAACATGATCGCGACGCTGACTCCGTCAATCGGTAGGTGGACGCCAAATCTGTTTTTCAAATGGACGCGCCATCGCGCTGCGATGCGTTCGAAATTCGCTTCGGGCTTGCCGTAGTTGAGGCCGCGATCCTTCGTCGCCGCCTTCGCGGCGTCAAGCAAATCGTGTTTGCTGACGGGCGCTGGCTTCGGCGGAGAATGGTAACCGACGTAAGCGGGTCGCGAGGCCCCAACGGGGGAAGGCGCGTCGTCGTCGTCAAAGACCGCCAGCATTTCCGGCTTGGCCGTTCCGGGTTTCGTCGGCGGCTTCGGCGCGTCGGATCTCTCAAACTCATGTGCCATTTGCTTTGCTCCTGGTTAAACCGAAACTCGATTGCGCAGCAACTCGCCGCTCGCGCTGTGATAGGTGATGGCCGACATGGAGCGCCCCGACGAGTAGCCCTGTCCCGCGTGCCATGCGTCTTTCGCGGAAAGCGTCTGAAAGGTTTCCCATGTCATGCCGTCCGCCTCGCCGCCCTTCGCGGAATGGTGAACGTGTCCAAACATCGCGACGCGATGCGTCGTCGCGCCCCAAAGCTTCGGCCAGCGCGAAGCAACGAAACCCGCCACGCGCTCGGGCCGAAGCGCGTCGCCGTGCGAGGCGAAAATCAATGTCTCGCCGTGTCGATGAACGAAGTGTTTCGACGGGTCGCAATCAATTTCGACACGCGGATTCGAGTTGTAGAACATCGAAAGCGCGACCGTGAGAGCAAGCGACGTATGCGGGTCGTGGTTGCCCGAAAGCGCCCGATAGATGACGCGAGCGTGCTTTTCTAGCGCCATGTCGATACAAGCAATTGTGAGGGCGACGCCAACGCGGAGAACTTTCGCGTAGCGACCGTCAACGTCGAGCGCGTGGCCGCTCTTGGCTGTGCGATTCTGATCGTCGTCGGCGTGAAAGAAATCGCCGAGGTTCATGACGAGCGCCGTATCGGCGGCGGGCGTGCAATCAACTAGCGCCCGCATTTTATCGAGTAGGAGCCGCTCGCCGATTTTGAGATCCGACGACTCGCCGGTTTCCGGTCCCCACGCGAGAAGCCCTAAATGATGGTCGCCGATGACATACGCCGTTAGCAGGTTGGCGTTCCCGTCGCTCGGCGGCGAAACGAATTCCGCGCGCCCCTTGTACTCGTCAAAAGCGCCCTTGATGGCGTCAACCAACAAACTCGAATTGTCGCCCTCGCACGTCTTGACCCATTGGTGGATAATCCGCCCTTCCGCGTCTACAAGCGCGGAGACCGCCTTGATTTCGTGGCCTTCCGGCGTTTCGAAAGTCTCGCCGTGCTCTTTCGTTTGCTTGACCCAGGCGTCGCCGACTTTCGCCGCCGTGCTCTTGATGCTGAAACCCGGAAGGACCGGCGCAAAGCCCATTGCGCCCTTTTCGGCCGCGAGCTTGACGGGGTCGCTCGGCATGACGCCGCGAAGCCGACGCGCGAAGGCGTGACGAGAGATCCCTAGGGACTCCGCCGCCTTCGTAATCGTTCCGTTGGCTGCGAGCATTTCGGCGTAATCCAAACGAATCACCTCTCGACAAAAAAGAGGCGGCGAGCCGGAGCCCGCCGCCTGAAAAGCATGAATTGGCGTCAGACGCAAGTGTCTATTTCTCGAACGCCCGGTCCAGCCGCCCGGCGAGGTCGCGAATAGCGGCGGTTACGCCGTCAATCGCGACGAAGATTCGCGACTCGACGCGCTCTAGGTTTTCAACCGCGACATATCGCCGGGCAACGTCGATTTTGTGCTCGGAAAGCTCGGTCTTGATCTTGTCGATTTCCTCGGTCGCTTTACGCGCCGTTGCGGCGGTTGTTTCCTCGCGAGCGTCAAGCCGTGCGCGGTTGGAAGCATCGCGCCGCCAAGCGTATAGCGACCCGGAAACCAACCCGGCGAGCGCGACGTATCCCGGCAAAACGCCAGGAAGGGATTCCAGATCCATTTTCATTTTCGCCTTGAAAAGATTCGCGTCGCGTTCTCAATCGCGATTGAGCCGAAATAGCCGGCAACAATCACGGATTCCAAGTTTAGCATGTCGCGGGAAAGCGGGTCGGTTACGCCGAGCGAAAGCACCTTATCCCAAACAACGACCTTTAGATTGAAGACAACGAACGGAAGCGCGAATAGCGGCCGAACCGCCGCCGTATACCAGTGGCCTTGCTCCGCTGTGACGACTTGCGCCGCCAGTGCGTCGCGCTGCCTGTTGATTTCCTGATGTTGGGCCGCAAGGTTCGCGGCGATGAGTTCAGAGTTATTTTCCGACGCGAGCCGAGAGCGGTACATTTCGACCGCCGCCTTGGCGAACGGGCCGCCCATAAGGCCGCCCAACCAAGCAAGGAAGGCGCTAAACATGACGCGACTCCTTTTCTAGCGCGTCCAAGTCGAGGGTATATCGGCCCATAGAATGATTGACGGCTGGGTCGAGCGTTTCGACTTCCGCACCGATGGGCACGCCGAGCGCGGGATGCAAAAACCCTCGCGGCGGTACGTCCGTAACAATATCGCCCCGTCGTTCATAGAATACCGATTCGAGCGTTCCGGCTATCAATCGCGCAAATACGCGGTTCAGAAAGAACACTACGCGCGGCGCTCCGAACGTAACAACGCGACAGCGCCTCGGGCTCTCGGCAACGTGATAGGCCGCGAAGATTTGCGCCCGAGCGCCGCCGAGCGAGTGTCCCGTGAAAGTGATAAGCTTGTCGGCGGGGAGTAGCGGCTTGATAACGGCCCACAACGCTTCCGCGTCTTTGCCGAATCCGTCATGGCAAAGCCCCACGACCGCAAACCGCCAGGGCCACGCGCTGAGATCTGCAAGCCAATCAACTAAGTTGTGGGTTCCGGGGATCGCCACGACGAATTCGTCGTCGAACGACGTGAAATGCACGCCCACGCCGTCGCTCAATGCAACGTCAGGCGCTCCCGAGTACGCGGCCCTTGCGAGCCGCGCTAGGGCCGCGTGAGAAATCACGCTTTGGCAACGACGGGCGCGGGCGGCTGCAACTTTCCGATCTCGCCAGCGACGATATGCGCAACGTGGTCCGGCGTCAGGCCGAACGCTTCGAGCCCGCCGGGGACGCTCGCCGCGATGCGGGCGGCGGCGGCGACAACCATTGGCGAGTTGACCGTGATTGACTGCCCGGCGAGGTTGGTTTCGCTGGCGGCGATAAGTGCGCCGGCTTCGGTCGCCGCCGCCGACTTCAAGCCCGCAACCGTGGCGTCGCTCATCGCAAAGCCGGTGTATTTCTTGACCTCGGAAACGCCCCAGCCGACGAGCGCAACGATTGCGAGTTGCGCAATCGGCGCAACATAGGGCGCGAGCGCGTAGACGAACGGCGCGGCGGAAATGCTTTCGGACATAAATCAACCCCCAAGCGCGGCGGAAATGGCCGCAATAGTGTTTTCGCCGGCTACGCCGTCAACGAATAGGCCGTGGCTCCCCTGAAAGGCGGCAACAGCGGCGCGCGTACGGCTTCCTTCCGGGCCGTAGTCGCCATCAATCGCGAGCCGCGGATTCGCGCCGAGTCGGTTTAGCGACGCCTGCAACCACCGCGTAGAGCCGACCGGGGGAGCGGGAACAGCGGCGCGCGGCGACATGCCGCCGGAAAGGAATTGCGCCCGCTCGCCGCGCCTACGGCCCGCGAGGTCGGGCGGCGATTCCCACATAAGGAAGGCGTCGGCCGCGCCGTTCACGTCGCCGGTATTGAGGCGGTGAACGATGCTCGAACCGGCGAAGCCGTTAACGCCGATGTTGAAGCAAATCGAGACCATCGCGTCGAATTCCGGCTGAGAAACGGGAACGCGAATTGCGTGCGAAACCGCCGCGCCGTAGGGGCCGAGATCCGCCTTGAAAATTGCGGCGCATTCGTCGGCCGCAATCGTCATGCCGGCGGCGGGATGAGGAAGGCCGGCGGCGGCGGTATGCCCTACGCCGATAGTCCAAATCCCGCGTTCGTCCTGATACGCATTCAAGCGCCGACCCTCGCGCTTCATAAGCGCGGCGACGCCTTCCGAACTGATTTCCATTTGTGTATTCCTATCAACCAATTCGACGCAAAAGACCGCCATATGTCGCAGTCTGATAAGTTCCGCTCGACCCGTTGCCGTAGTTGTTTGTCGTCGTTGTTTGAAGGCCAGTAATGAATTCGGCGACAGCGCGCCAAACCTGACCGACAATAACATTCACTGCGGCGTTTGGGCCGCTGGCGATGCAATAGAGCCCGCTTGCAAATCCGATGGAAACCGCAGACCCGCCAAAAGACGCGACGGAAGTGACGGTTTGAGCGCCGAAGCCGAGATTATCGGTTAGGCCCGTTCCCGTACTTGGTTGCACTGTGCCGGAATATGTCGCCGAAACCGCCGACAAGAGCGAACCAATCGGATAGGAGGCGGAAGTCTCAACGCCTACGTAAGTCGGCGGTGAATATACAGGAGTCGCCGGCCACGCGCTCAACGCTTTCGGGCCGAACACGTCGCCGGTCGAAACGTCGAAAGCATAATCGCCATTCAAGCCTAGCGAGTTGGACGGAGCGACGCCGCCGAACGCGCCGAATACGCCGTTACCATCCGGGACCGTTCCGCCGATGCCGAGGGCGGTTCCCATCTTGGAAACGAGGTTAGCCCAACTCGTCGCTCTGTGGTGCGCGTCCGCCTGACTGTAGAACGCGAAAAGGTCCGTCGCCGCAATCGTGTTTTGAATCGTGAGCGACGTGAAGCTCAACGCAACATTCGACGAGCCGCCGGAAACGTTGACGCCCTCGCCGCTTGACGCGGTCAACGAACCGACTGCCGTCGTTCCCGTCCAATTAAGGAAGCGGTAGGACGTGCCGTCGAAGCCGAGAAGCGCGGTATAATTGGCCGGCATTTCTCCGCTTGCGATGGCCGAGGCGTCTGGGTTGATCAGCGAATACGTTCCGAGGCCCGTAATCGTGACGCTCATTGCGCCGGTGTTTGCCGTCGCGATCTTCTTGACGAGCAACACTTTCGGCGGGGCCGCAGGCGTCGGCGTGAGGGCGACCGTGATAGCGTTCGCCGTGCCAGTGTCGGCCCCGAACAACCAAGTTGCGCCCTGGACCCAAGCGGGCAGCGCCGGCAACTTCATGAAAAATGAAGTCGGGGCATAAGCCGCGATGTTGCCGCTAAGGATCTGAGTCTGTCCCTGCGCAACCGTCACCACGAACGCGCCAACGAAACCCGCGTCCGGCGACGGAGTGAGTTGCGTTCCCGTCGTTGCGGCAATGCCGGCTTTCGCCTGAACCGTGCAAAACCCCTGGCGCGTCGTGTTCTGAGAGGTTCCCGAGTTCGCCGGGCCGCTGAGTGCGACGGACGGGGCGGAAGCGTTGTAGTAGGGGAGCACAACCGCGCCGCTGTCTACGTCGCTGTAAGCAACTTCAATTAAATAGTTGATGGAGAAGCCGGAAGTCGTCGGGGCCGGGCAACCTATGGTCCCGGTACTCCGATAAAGCCCCTGCTTCAAAATCGTTTGCGAAGTGACGGCGGCAAGATCGCTATAGGCGGTCGCGTCGAGCGCCATCGTCTGAAAGATTTGGCCGGGCGTAATCTGAACGGAAAGGTTCGGAGCCGCCTGCGGAATACAAGTGAAATCAGTCAACCAGGGGCCTGATCCAAGCACGCCCTGGCCGTGCCACCCCTGGCCCTCCATAGCGGCGCGCGCGAGGCTCAGAAGATCGGTAGTCTGCGGAATTGCGCCAGTGTAAATAAGCGGACGGTCCATGAAATCCCCAAAAGTAAATTACGGAATTGCGACGGCGGACGCCTGCTCGACCAGAGCGACAATCTGCGTTGGCGTCATTCCTAGAGTTGCGCCAAGAGAAAGAAGCGTCGTCGAGTTGGCTGGAATCATGTTTGTTCCATGCGCGAAAAAAGCCGTCACGGCAGGATTGTTGAGCGCCGCGACGGCCGATTGAATGGCCGCCCATTGCGCGCCGGTAGCGACCGCTTGCAGTTGCCAGAGGGCGCACGAAGCGACGGGAGCCTCCGCCGCAACGGCTGGCGTCGGCGTGTTGCCTACGGCGAGCCAAGCCGTATAAGATTGACGGTCGGCGTTTGCGGGGTCGTTGGGGATAATCGCGCCGTCGGCGTCCCGGGTGACGGACGCGGAATTCAAGATCAATGTGTACGCCATGCGCTATAGCTCCGCGCTAAAGGAAAGTCCGCCGTTCGCGGGGTTTATGTAGTAAATCGCGTTTGTTGCGGACGCCTGCGCGAAAATGTGGAAGTTTGACGGGCCGTCGGCCGAGACGCCGGTTGCGGACGTGTAGGCGGTCGTCCAAGTGCCAAGTACGGTAATCGTTGGTGTGACGCGCATGGTCTGCGGAAGCAAATAGTATGTGTTTGTGTATGCCCCCGAAATCGTGTAGGCGTAACAACCAAGCGAGCCGGAGTTGGTCGGCGTCATCTGCTGGAAATACCGCTGCGCCCTGACAAGTTCGAGTCCGACAGGAACGCGTTCGAAGACGGTTGCGACAGACGAAGCCTCTAGCTGAACGTCGCCGATCTGCCACGTTCCGCTAATTTGAGCGCCAACCGAAAGAACGATCTCAACGCCCGTAGTCGCGCCGCTCGGCATGACAATTTGCGCGCTGTAGCGCGTCATGGTTGAATTGACTGTAAACGTTCCGGTTGCAATCGAAGTGCGCGTTGGGCTCGCCAGCGTTCCGAACGTGTCGGCCGTCGTCGCGTAATACGCCGTCCAAGTGACGGTCGTCAGCAAGCTGTTTGCGAGGTTGACGCTCAACGTCGCGGTCGTGCCCGCTAAGTCGAAACTGTTTGCAGCTTCGATGCGTTGGCCGAAGCCGATTGCCGTCACCGACGCCGCGCCGGTAAACTGATATGCGTACTGCGACGACGCGCCGGATACGCCCGCATTCGCGACGCGCTGCCCGGTAACATTCGCGCCGGTCGAATAGGCGTAGAACCGATCAACCGTGTAAGCGAGCGCAGCCCCCGCAACGATGGTTTGGGCCGCGCCGCTGTTGCGTTGGTCAATTGCAATCGCGCCGTTTGCAAGCCTGTTTCTGAACCCGACCGTTGGGTTACTGTAGACAAACGCTGTAGTTGCAACTTGGGTTGTGTTTGTCCCCACGGCCGGCGTGGGCGTGGAGATTGCACCGCCGACATTCAGCGCGCCGCCGACGCCGACGCCGCCAGGAATCGTCAAGCCGCCTGTCGTTGGGGATGTAGAAGCTGTAGTGGATGACAGCGCGACCTGCCCGGAGACGTTGAGCGCCGCCAGCGTCCCAACGTTAGCTGAGATCGTCCCGCCGACGGCGAGATTGCCCGCGCCCGGATCGGTCGTGCCGGTGCCGATGACGACACCGGCATAGATGCTCATGGCGACGGCGAGCGTCGTGCTGCCTTGGGGCGTCGTGCCGAACGAGAGCACGGTCCCGGTGTTCGAGCCCGACCATGTTCCTACGGCGGCGGCGGTGAGGGTCGCCGCGCTGCCGCTATAGGCGCTCCCATTGAAGCCGCGAAAGGCGATGGCGCCGATGGCGTCGCCGCTCGCCAGCGCCGTCTCCGACCCCAGCGACCCATCGGCGCGGTAGAACAGGAACGACCCGTTGCTCCCGTAGCTGTTCCACTGAACCCTCGGGGGAGCGCCGTTTGCGCCGATGAAA